TACAATGTACTCCCTTCCAGGAATTTCAAAAGGACTCTCACTCATGATCGATATTCTCCTTAATCTCGTTGTAGTAGCTTTCTACCATGTCCTTGAACCCATCGTTGTTTCGGTTCTCACGGAAAGCACGTTTCAGCTCTTTTCGCTGGTGTTCGGGTAGAGCGTTGTAAATACGACGGACCTCCCTTTCCAGGGAGGTCATGTCGCCCATATTTAGTTCACCAAGTATGTCTTTGATATTCATTTTTCCTTCTCAATGTGGATCACCTGATCTTTTTTACGATTAGAAGTGAAATTGGGATTGTTGATAATCACCCAGATTATGTCGGATTTGATATTAGACATGTCGGGCATGCTGAAGTAACCATCAGTCAGAATTACAGCAAATCGAGGATTTCTCTCTTTCAGCTCTTCAAAGACTGGCTGGATAAGAGTGCCTCCTCCACCCACAAGCTCAATATCATCTAGACGTTGGCCTTGATTAAAAGTCTTGTTCAAATGAACTTTTGTATCGAAGGTCATAACGTGCAAGGAGTCAGGCTGGTGATGGTTAAAGAAATGGACCATCTCAGCCCAAATCTTGTCGAGATTACCTTTAGTCATTGACCCAGAGACATCTGCGGCAAAGAAGCAGTGGCCCAGACTTTCACTATGCAAAGAGGGCAAATACAGCCCTCGCTGCAAGTAACGTCGATTGGGCCTAGCCATGGTGTAGTCGTCCTTAGCCCATGCGTCAAGGTACTTAGCCAGAATGGCATTCCAAGGAAGCTTAGGATTATTCATCGCTTCCAAGGCGAGCTTAACGTCACCCGGCAGCATTCCATAAGCTTTCTCATCAGTCATCTTGACAATAGTGGCTGCTTTAGCAATCTTGGCTTGAATGTTTTTCTTAGCAGCTTCTACAGCTTGAGCAGGGCTTTGATCTTTCTTTGGCTCAACGATAACGTCAATCGCAAAGTCTTCCATGTCTTTCTCTTTAGGAGGATTCTTTTCAAGGATTTGATAAATCTCCATGGTAGACATGCCTTTAAACTTAGGATCAGCTAAGCCCATATTGCTGCCTTTCTTGTCTCCTTGTTTAATTTTCGGCATAGTGAAGCCTTGCTCAATAAGCCACAAATTGATCTTGTGGTCACCTGCAATGTTGAGAAGCCTGGGGTCCAGGTTTGGATAAAGCATCATGACTGTATGCTCGAGGATTACATGATAGAGCTCGTGCATGATTACAAAGACTGTCTCGTCTACATTAAGCAAAGACAAAAAAGCTGGAGAAAAGAAGATACTGTTGCCGTCCGTGGCAGCAGTAGGTCTACTTTCATCCAGCACGATCCCAAGCATAGCGAGAAGAGCCGAAAAGAATTGGCACTTCTCTTTGTACTTGGGTTTCATCATAGCCACCTTAGCGTGGCTAATCTTTCTACGTGCTTCTTGCATTAGTTTTCTCCTGTAATGAACTCCTCAGAGCGTTGACGCATCCAGTCACGGAATTCCTTAGTCTGAATGAGCTCAGATTTGCAGCGACGGTAAACCATCTTGGCTCCAACGAGTTCAAGGTCGATGTCCATGCGTTGCAGAAACTCAAGCGCAGGTCCAATGGTCTTTTGATCTGCCCGCTCTCCAACCAGAGTTGCAGCTGCCCAGTGAATGCCAGGCTCATCCGGAAGAGGACATCCCAGAGGGTCACGGATCATATCCTCAAACTTAGGAAGGCTTGAGTAATAGTCACAATAAGCCAGAAAGTTCTGGGCAACGCCTTGACCAACAGAACCAGCAATAGCCGGAAGCATTTCTTCTGCAGTTGCTTTGGGGTTTTTCTTGAGAAGCTTGTTAACGAACTCCCACGTACGCTGACATGCGAAATTAGCATCGCTATGGTCAGGCTCGAAGTTGTTCAGCAAGCTGGGCTGGAAACCAATGAAACCGATAATACGGCTGTCCCATCGCTGCTCAGTCATGAAGTCGATGAACTGAGGTACGTCACGACCCATGTACAAATTAACCAGGCGAGACTGCATTGCGGTACCAATCTCATTAACGATTGCGTTGTCGTTGGCAGAATTACCAGCAGTCATAATGACCAGCTTAGGGTGCAGCTTCTTGTTGCCAATCATCCTATCAAGGATGGTTTTGTAAGCTGATGCGACCACAGCACGGGAAGCTGAGTCGAGCTCATCAAGGTTCAGAAGGAACCCACTGTACCCTTCAGGGATTGGGTCACCTTCCAAAGGGAAAGTATCAAACGGAATGTATGAAGCTTTGTCCCCTTTGTAACCCGGCAATCCTTTCTGGTCAGTTGGGTCTGCTGTAGACAAACGTTCGTCAATAAGGAACAAGTTCCACTTGTCTGCGATGTAGCTGGCTACAGCGGATTTACCTTCCCCAGGACTGCCAATCAGGTGAGGAACCAGACCAGCTTTGAGGACGTAAATACACTGCTTCACCATTTCATTGAAGCTCAATTCGATGTGATTCATTACTTAAATCTCCTTGTACATTCACTATCAGGATTTTTGAGGATTTAGCAGAAAAATACTTCATACATTTAGAGACGAAAAACCCCCCAAAATAGGGGGGTCTTTTCTATCTCCATGTACGAAACAAAAATTGATAACCACTGTTAAATGCGGAGCATTAACTTAGGTGATAATCCATTCCCTGCATAGGTTTCACGATGTTTGCGATCTTTGAGTAGCTGTAATTGCTTTGAGTAATTTGTCCGAGGATGTCTGAAACTAAATTTCGTTCAGCAACCTCGATAAGCAGATCACGATAGTTCTCGCGTACACGTTGCATGTACTTTGGGGAAGTAAAGAAACAATCATGGATAGGAGCCAGTTGAAAGCCTTGCCTAGCAGCACGACGAACCATCTGACGACATACCCATGCATCTACTGAGTGGACAATGTTAGCGGCGAGAGCCCTGCCATCTTCCCTGGGTTTCACTACACGAGTTCGGTAGGTGTAACGGAAATGGTCAAGCTCGTCGATCTCCATGCCCTTCTGTTCTACGTCAGTGACAGGGATAACAACGTGGTGTCCATCAGGCATAACCCAGCGATACTCTGTAGCTGTAGGATTCCAGTGAGCCTGGAACAGCTCCATAAGTGAAGTAGGACCGGGCATACCTTTGTGCATTGCCTCAAAGAAGGAATCCACTGCTTCTCCGAATACTGCTCTAGGAGCGGCAACGGAGCCGTAAAAGAACGTCATCACAGGATGTTTAATTTCCCAACGGGGGATCATCCTACCTACCAATGAAGACATAGTAGAACTGACGTAGTTGTAAAGATCCTCTCGTTTGCCTGTGTTAACCAAGTTGACAGCTTCAGCTGAATGGATACATCCACTCATAGCTGCCATGAACTGAGGACCAGAAGAGGTCGCATCGAGTCCCATGATGTGGTTGGTTGGGTACCCGTCTTCTACCTTGCGTAGAGCACGTACCGCTTTACGGAAGAGGATTGGAGATTCAGCTGTATCGCTGAGTACTTCAAGAACAGAGTTGTTGTCTTTGACCCACTCGAGTCGGTTATTCCAAGTTTCTTTGTCTAAGCCAAAGCAATTGGCTACATCAATTTGAAGGTATTCGAGCGGCGTAAGTTCCTGCATTGTCATCTCCCATTTCAGCAAACCACCGGATTGAATCTTCAGTCAGTGCAATAGCACAACGGATATAGCGTGATTGAAACTTTGTTGACTTCGTTTTGTAGCCTTCATAAAAAGCCGCTTTTTGCATAACTTCAGCAGTTAATGCAATGTGTTGGTTGTAAAACATCAGAATCTTTCTCCTGTGTAGAGTTTGCGAGCTACAAAGTAAGTAATCATTGAGACCGCCAAGACCCCTACAATTGGGTGTTTGATCACAATATCGACAAACAAAGTAGTCGTAAGAAACAGGCCAAGAAGCATGAGATAACCCGTCCCAATAGAGAACAGCAGGAGAGCAAGGTAACCCAATGCTCTGCCTGCCGCTCTTTTCAGGAGGGCATTACGTTCAGCCCGTTCCATGACCTTCCACTTCTGCACGGATGTCATACGCGATCTGAATAAATTTCTGAGACAGGTGTTTCAAGTACTTGTCCTGTGGATTCTTGTTATAGCCTTCAAACAAATGCAAGCCAATGGCCACACAATCATCATGGCTAAGTCCAAGTTCGCAGTTATGAATTTCTGCTCGTTGTTCATTCGTAATCATAGTTTTAGTCCTTATCAGTAAAGTAGATGAAATCGTGGGTAGTAAGAGCTACCACTAAAGAATCGTAGTAATAAGACCCCTCAGGATAGTCAAGCAAACGTGCAAGAAGCTTAAAAGGAATCCTGCCTTCACTTGCAGGTGCAAAATCATCACAAATAATGAAACACCTTGACTCGTCTATAAAATGAACTTTATTTTCAAGATCAGAAAAGTCACGAAGGTCAGACAAGTTTTGGTAAGGTATTGAGATTTCTGTGTAAGTACCGTCTTTCCAGTCAGTCTTCATGTCAAATATTCCTGTTTAGCAAATGAAAGCGAAGCTTTCTTGTATTCGTAAGACTGCAGATTTACGTGGTACCCGTGAGAGTAGATACGACCACGAGAGTCATACTGCCAAGCAAGGTGAAAAGGCTTCTCACCCAATTCTTGGTAAAGCTTACGAGCTTGAGCTACGTGGTTAGCCGCGTTCTTACGAGCTTGAGCATCACCGTTTTCACAAGGATACACTTCAGGTTCTGCAAGCACATCCTGGTCGAGTTTCCACTTGATTCCATTCAAGGTATTCACAGTGGCGTAGTCGAGCGGGAGCTCATGCTGAGTGTATTGACCCAGAATTAACGGTTCTTGCACTGTGTAGTAGCCACAGTTCCCATTGTCCACAACTATCTTGGGCTTTTGGATAAGCGGAGGATTGAACATGACCATTGAAATTTCATCGAAAAGGTCTCCAACGATGTCACGAATCAGTCCCCAGTGGCGTACACGAAGGTAAGGCTTTTCGTCGTCATCTCTCTCAACACCAAAAAGACCTTTTGAACACCCGATGGCAAGCATTTCACCTGCAGTACGGACACGATCCCAAACGTTTTTATGGGGCATGCTATTAGCGAGATAACCCACTGCTTCTTGGATCTTTTGATCTTTATTACGAATTACAGCAGCAGTAAGGATGTCTCCAACGAGTGAATCCATCCCTTTTTCAGCAATCATATCCTTTAATTCCTGGATACGAACTGTCTTTGAGTCGTAATAGCTCCCTTCAAGGTAGTTTATGAGGCGAAGGTATGCTCCCAAACACCAGTTTGAAAGTACACCGTCGAAGTTATCAATCAATACTTCACGAACTTGCTTGTGAAGATTGGCTTGACCATAAGTCCATTCTAACTCTGACTGGTTCATTAGTCTTTTACCTCTTTAACCATGGCCTGATAAAACCATTCTGAGTTCGTATCGGGATCAATACTGGCGGAAACACCACCGAACGGAACCCAGCCTTGCTTAAGGTTTTCCTGAACAATGTGCTCCAGTTTTTCAAAATTTTGGTTCATAGTTATTTTGTAATCAACAATCATTTCTTGCTCCTTGCTTGCTTAACAAGCTCAAGGTCTGCTTTAAAAGACGAGTTGATCTGTTGCTTGGATCGGTCACAGAGACGGTTTTGATAAACAATCACTCTTGATCCAATGAGTTTTTCAACTGCCTTTACATCACCCATAGTGAATGATGTTTTCTTGCTGGGCTTGACGACAGTCTTGGGTCTAACACTCCGAGCAATAGCAGAGTATTTAGCGAAAAGTTCATCCATCATTTTCTATCTCCTTTATTTAATATGTTTTGGGTCTACTTCCCACTCATCGATCAATGTTTGAGAATCAGTTGAATTTGTTTCGTATTCTCTGATAATGGAAAGAAGCCATTGAACACGTTGAAACCTAGTCAGGTTTTCGTAGGAATAGATTGTCATGCTTGTGTCTTCATGAACTTTTTGCCATTTAAACTGAAAAGGCAACAAGTTCCACATAGGAACCCATGATCTCCGTTTGTACAGCTTAAGAAGCAAGTAGCTCCAGCCGTAAGATGAATGGCAGCAAGCATACACACTGTCTTCGTTTGGCTTGATGTACATAATTTTTGAGAATTTAAGCATCTTTTATATCCTTAGGAGAGGTCGATACACTACAGAACTTCGTCGTAATTCCTACGGAATTACTCCTCGTTCTTACGTGTATCTCCCTCTCTATTTACTTTGTTTAAAGAAAGTGTTTATAATCCCTCTACGGAGTAGGGAAGAGATAGATAAAGCTATCTTCTTAAAAATAAAAAGATAGCTATACCTATTTCATAAACCAAACTACTTGAAGGTACTTCATTCTTTCTGAGGCAAGTTCAAGAGAGTGTTTGGTTCCTTTGCTTTCACCATCCCAGAAAGCAATACCCATATCTGCGTAATCCCAAATATCGGCATTTCTTTTAAAGCCTGCTGACTTACCATGGACACTCCAAAGTGCTGGAAACACTTTGAGCTTAAGCCCGTGATATGCAGCAAAGTTTTCTGCCATGGTGTCAGCACCCTTAGCCCCACCTGAAACGATCTCCAGGTTATCGAACCTAAAAAGGTACTTTTCCAGCCAGTACTTAAAAAGATACTCGTCTTTGAAATCCCTACTTCCTACGACTGCCAGTTTCATTGCGGACGCTCCTCGAGGTCATAAACTCGTTTAGCAAGCTCGATATGAGCTTCGTTTGATGGATTGAGACTGTTCTGAATAATGAAGTCAGCAACCCATTTTGCTTTTTCAATTTCTACAGAGCTAGGAAGCTGTGATGTGAATTGGATTAGCTCTGCTACATCGTTTGAACTGATGTAAGCAAGAATTCCACTACTGTCTTGCTTGTCGTACAAAGGATGATCGTAAGGAAGAAAAACAGCTTTCTTCTTTTGATCTTTGATAAGCACCTCAGCAGAGCAGGCAGTGTGGGTAACGTAATTGGAATAAGCTTGGGCGGAATAATGATCAGGACCAAACTGAACTGAAATTGAACATTCGTTATCGAAAGTGATTACGAATCCCTGATTTCTTGTAACTGCGAACATGTAAATCTCCTTTTTATCTATCTGAGAGGCGCTGAGAGCTCTTCTGAGGCCCTATCTCTTAAAATGAATACCACGGCAAGGGATAGAGGTAGTTAGCTCGTCTACGGACTCTGTAGAGCGGTCCTACACATATCCCATTTCATCGGGATACGTGATGTACCACTTATCTTCTTCGACTTGCCAAACAAGGGCGTGAATCCAGCGGGTTTCAACAACACTGAATGTATTGTCCCACTGCGTGTGTATATGTTTATTTGGGTGAACAACATGAACAATGATTGGCTTTCCTGAACTGAAATCCATTTTGCCTTTCAGAATGATTGGAATGTCGTAGCCAAGGTGACTTTCAAGCTTTCCATGAAAATAAATGGAGCGAGGAGCGTTAATAATCTCTCTTTTTCCATTGTATTTGCGTTGATGGGGTAACAAGGGACCAACAGAGCCCATGAAGCCGGGTTCAGTTGTAGTAAGAATGGGAATTGACATATCTATCTCCTCTTTCTCTTGGGGAACTCTATCTCGAGGTGTTGGCGGAGCCCTCCAGAGCCTGGAGAGCATGGTTTGACTCGTGTTGACCGGAGGACGTGTGCTTCTGATTGTGCCTCCCGGCGAACCGGGAGGTTTCCTATTACTTGTAGACCAGCACGTTGTCTGGTAGGGCGTTCTCGATGATGGGAAGCACCTGATCAGCACCCAATCCACCGTTCCCCACTCCGGGGAAGTTGAGGTGGAAGGTGATTTCAGGACGTTTCTCAGCAACTTCAGCAAGTGCGTGAGCACTACGCTCGATAAGCCCAACATCAGCTTCGGCTCTCCAGTGGTGCTTCACCTGAAACCAACCAATGAACTGGTGATTGGTCACAGATGCCCAAGCTAGTGGCATGTTGGGCTTAATCATACGGCCCATAACCACATCAATGCCTGGATAGGAGTCCCTGACTTGTTTAGCGGCACCACGTCCCATGACAATGGCACCGTTTTTCTTCTTTATAGGGTTACCCGTAAAGAGATAAACGTCAGGCAAGGTCCAAGGCTTGGAGTAGTCGAGTAGCCCAAGCTTAAGCTGCATAGAACCTCCAGATCACAGCGAGTGAAACAACAACAGATCCCCATGCACAGGCACGGAGAAAGCGACCACTGGCCCTCAAAACGAGGACCAGCGTTGAACTTCGTGAATCATCGGACGAAGCACGAAGTAGATCCCCACAGCAGCGAGGATAAGGATTGCGATGATGCTCATATCAGCCTCCGAACATTCGGTTTTCCAGTGGTATAAGCCACTGGGGAGCAAGGTAGGAATGAAGCTTTACAGCACTTCGGTAACGTGCATCAGCTTCGTTGAACTCGTCCCAGTCAGCGTATGCTTCAGCAGCAAGCTCGCTGTACCAGTCCTGCAACTCCTCTTCCCATTCTTCGAGCTCCACACCCCAGTGGTAGTCAACGAACATGACTACGATGGAGAGGATGAAAAGCCCGAAGAGGAAGAGCAGCGTCAGCTGAGAGGCGCTCATGAGAGCACCTCAAAACCAACAGCCTTGAACTTGGCCGCATCTTTGCGGTCAGCCCAGACAGTCTGGAACCTGGGAACTGAGTAGATGATACCGTCGATATTAACGACGATACGACGGGACGTACGGTTAACAAACTCGATGAACTGCATGTCAGCCTCCTTGGCTAAGCGGTTGAAAGGTTTTGAGGGTATGGAACGACAACAGCCTCAAACATCGAAGCTGTTGTCGTTTTTCTCCATTGCCCAGATCAAGCAAGCCTTAATCACATCACCGTGACAGGCTTTGGGTTTACACCAACACTCAATTTCCACAGCACCTTCATGGGCGTAGGTATTGAGCAGGTAGTTGAGCTGCTTCAGGACTGCAGGGTTCTTGCCCTGAATCTGAGCCCACAACCATTGACGGTACTCAGCAATAGCACCTTCACGACCAAACTGCTTTACCGGGAAGGGATTACCAAGTGCCGTAGGTCTGCCCACATATACTCGATGGGCGTTGCTTGGGTCGCGTTTAGACACGACCCTGATGTCGTCGAATGACATGACGTTGCCTCCTAGTCACCATAGAAGCGACGAACAGACACAATTCTGTATCCTTTCGCTTCTATACGTGATTTCCAATCCTCGAAGTTTTCTTCGGGCATTTCGATACCGTCAAGGACAAAATCATCCTTGACACACACTACATCGACCCATGCTTCAGGACCGTTGATTTCACGGTCCCAATTAGCTTGCATGAGTCGAACTTGCCACGAGGGTTTGTGGCGCTGAATGTTTTGAAAACGAGCTTTCATGATGCCTCCTTGGCAAGTTAAGGAAAAAGGGTAGGTTTTGGGCGATAAGGATTACCTACGAACCTCAGAGACTACTACTTACGGCCCTTCTTACGAGCCGTTTTGCCACCACGGAAGTGGGAGCAGCCACCGTCTTTGTGAGACGGAGGAATGCTGTTGGTACGGCAGTAGTCGCAAAGCTTGTCGTGCTTGTACTTAGCCACGGTTATTCTCCTTTGGTGGGAAAGAAAGGGATGAGCAGTTTGCTACATGCTCAGGTAGTGGCCTTTTCCATGACGGTACCAAGGTCGAAGCAGATTTATGCAGCATGCTTAGGCTCCCGGCTACCACGTCGGATACACTTGCGTAGGTCCACGACCATACGGGTTTAAGACGGTGCTTGGTTCTCGCACCGAATATTCAATATGTAGAGTGGTAGAGAGCCTGGTAGGCTCCCTACAACTCATACATTTTAGTCAGCCTTAGCCGCAGCGGCGTAAGGTGACAGGCCAGCAGCCCGATTGGCAGCTACCTGAGCAAGAAACTCTTTGGCAGCAGCAATGGACTGAGGGTTGGCTTGTTCAAACTTCTGAACAGCCTCGAACCTTTCAGCAACTCGCTGAAGGTTTTCCAGAGCTGACAGAGAGGCAGAAGTTTCTGCATTCTCTTCAACCGTACGGGCATGCACCTTGGCAGCACCAAGCAAGTGAGCACCGGCTTCGGCACCGTTGCACACAAGGTCAGCAGAGCTATTGACCATACGGTTGGCAGCGTTCAACATCGAGCGTCGAGTCGTTGACATTGGGTAATACTCCTGTACAATCCACCCCAAGAAGGGTGGTTAAAATAATACTTACCTACTACATAAGAGTAAGGTAAGAAGAAATTAATACAGGAAAGGGTAGATAATACTTAGGAAGTAGATAAACACTACAACCTAGAGTAATTACCTACCCTTCCCTATATAAGAAGCACCCTTTAGAAGGGCAGTTCTTCTTCAGCAACTCCCTGATTGGGAGCATCACGGAAGCCCTGCGGAGCTTCTTCCTGCGGCTCGAGACGAGCCTTCCGCTGAGCGACGCTCTCCATGTTCTGGAAGGAGCGAACGTTCAGGGAGTTCTCCGTACGGTTCTCACCCCGATCTTTCCGGGTGTAAGAAGTGAGCTCGCCTTCGAGCATCACGGGAGAACCTTTGTCGCAGCGTTCCACGAAACGCTCAGCAGCCTTACCGGACACGATGAAGTTCACCCAAGAGGTGGACTCGTGCCAGTTACCATCGCTGTCCTGCCAGCTGCGAGTGCTGGCAAGAGAGTTCAGGGTGAAGGTGCGACCGTTCTTGGTCTGCAGGGTGGGCTCACGCCCGATGTTGCCGGTGGCGATGACTTGAATAGCCATGGTAAATCTCCTCAGTAGTCATGGCCAAGGGACACCATGTCCCTCGATCCAGTATGTAGAGTGGTAGGGAGACGTGATCTCACCTACTACTCGGAGCACTATGCTCCAGTATCTAGAGGGGTAGAGAGCCAAGGAGGAAACAGAAGAAGAACGAACGTCATGTGGTCGTGTCGTTGGTGGTCAGTCGCCAGCTGGTAGCGGAGAGCAGACTCGATAGGACAGAGAGAGCTCGAACTACCGGGGGGGGTGTTTTGTTTTGATTTTGACCCACTGGCAGTCACTACACCTCTACCTAGATGAGATATTTCTGAAAAACCTGCAATTCGTGTTAAAGTCCCTCTGCGTCATACTGACGTATGAACCTATCTCTAGAGGAATTGAAATGTCTAATAAAAGTGTTGAGCGCAAAGCTGCTCGTGATTCGATGACTATCCCTGGCGACAATGCAGCCCGTAAAGCTGCACTTCTGTCTGGTGAACGTGAACCTGCTACCCCTTCTGAAAAAGCGTATGTAGAACGTCACACCGCTGTAGAAGTTGAGGATAGTGATGGTGATGGTGTGTTTGAAGTTGATGAGTCAGTGACGGTTTCCGATGAGGAAGCAGAAGCTGTTCTGATTGAAACGCCCGACCTTGCTGGTTAATCGATCTTGTGACTGTGACGGACGGTGTTTGCAACGAGGAGGGTTCTGTCCAAGGAACCCTTTTCGTGCTTACACCTGTCCTGTTTGTGCAACTCCGCACGATGAATTTGTCCCCTGTTGTTTTGGGGGAGAAGAATTTTTAAGGGATCACTATGGCAACCGTGAACGTACCCAAAAAAGTAAATGAACTAGAAGAAGAAAAGCAGCTGACTGTAGAAGCGTTGAGAGCTGTAGTGCCTCGGAAAAGTAGATCTGCTATTACGCCGAAGTTTGTAAAAAAGTTGAATGAATTGGTCGATGATCCGGAGATTCGTGAGACCTTCCGGAATAACGTCATTGGCTATGTTGATATTCTGAATGAGCCTCATGTTTCGACCAAGGATTATATTCAGGCTGTCAGGTATGCCAGCTACAAGTTGATGGACTGCACCAACCAGGAAGCTTGGATCAAAACGTTTCCTGAGCGGTATGAAAGGATGCTCGAAGAAGGTAAAAGTCCTGATGCTATTAGGGCAGCAGTGTCTGCCTATGCCAAGGGTAAAGTAGTGAACATGGTGCTCGAGCAGAGCATGATCCCTGTTCATATTATGAATATGGATGTGTACCAGAAGGCAGTAAATACACAAGCTAAGTTGATGATGACTGCCAAGAGTGAGAAGGTTCGTTCTGATGCCGCTAACAGCCTCCTGACGCACCTTAAGCCGCCTGAAAGTAAGAAGGTGGACCTGAGTGTCAATATGAAAGAAGACGACTCTGTACGACAGCTTAGGAACGCTGTAACGGATCTGGCGAGAGCTCAGCAGGCAGCAATTGAGCAAGGTACCCAGAACGCCAAGGAAATTGCAGAAGCAAAAATTATTGAAGGCGAGTTTGAACGTGAATGATTACGTTGATCATGTAGATCAGAAAAAGGTAGAGGATTACCTTAACGAGGTGAGTTACTCTGACCTTGATCATTATGTGCCTTCTCAGTTTGCGATTGAGTTTATCAACTTCATTAAGCTGGTGAATGCTGAGCAAGGAGGTGAGGAGCATCCTTCTCCTGTTGTTCATATGCACATGCTGGACAAGATTACGAATGGTGGAAAAAACATCATTAATCTTTGTTCTCGTGGTTTGGCTAAAACTACAATGTTTGGTGAGTACCTGATTTTGTATATTGCCGTTTATGGCGAGTTGCCAGGATTCGGTAGGGTGGATTACGGACTGTATGTTTCGGATTCCATCGACAACGGTGTAAAGAAAATGCGGTACAGGTTGGAAAGGCGAAGAGAAAACTCTAGCTTCCTTCAAAGATACATCCCACATGCAAAGTTTACGGATATTCGTTGGTATTTTAAAAATGCTGAAGGAAAAGAATTGGTCTTTTCTGGACACGGTGCCAAGACGGGTGTTCGAGGTACGGTAGAACTAAATACTCGTCCGCAAATCGCTATACTTGACGATTTGATTTCTGACGAAGATGCTCGCTCACCTACCGTAATCAACTCTGTAGAAGAGACAGTTTACAAAGCAATCAAGTTTGCTCTTCACCCGACCCGGAACATGATTATCTGGAGCGGTACGCCCTTTAACTCAAAAGACCCGTTGTACAAAGCTGTGGAAAGTGGGGCTTGGACTGTAAACGCATACCCAGTTTGTGAGACTTTCCCGTGTACCAAGTCTGAATTCAAAGGGGCTTGGCCCTCTCGGTTCACATACGAGTACGTCAAGGATCAATATGACACCGCAATGAAGCTTGGGAGAGTGGATACTTTCAACCAAGAGCTCATGCTGAGGATTATGTCTGATGAAGATCGGTTGATTAAAGACCACGAGATTATCTGGTATAACCGTGATCGTTTGCTCGAGAACAGAGGGGCTTACAACTTTTACATCACGACTGATTTTGCTACTTCAGAGAAGCAGTCTGCAGATAACTCGGTCATTTCTGTGTGGGCTTACAACTCAAACGGAGACTGGTACTGGGTTGATGGTATTTGTGAACGTCAAAACATGAGCGAGAACTGGGAAGATTTGTTTAGGCTCGTGCTGATGTACAAGCCAATCTCTGTAGGAATTGAGATTTCAGGCCAGCAAGGTGGTTTCATCAACTGGTGTCAGGAAAAAATGCAGGAAAGAAACATTTGGTTCAACCTTGCAAGCGACAAAAACAGCAAAACTCCGGGCATCAGGCCCAACACCAACAAGTTTCAGAGATTCAACGGTGTGGTTCCTTGGTTTAAGGCCCAGAAAATTCGTTTTCCTGCTCAAATGAAAGACTCGAAGCCCATGAAACAAGCGGTTGATGAACTTTCTTTGGTTAGTATGTCCGGATTCAAAAGCAAACACGACGATTTCAGTGATACCATATCGATGTTGGCTGTTATGCCGACCTGGAAGCCCAGTGAACCCGCTCCTGAGGAAGGTTCGATGCAGAATAAGCGGGGTTCCCGCTATTTTGACGATTACATTCCCGATCACGTTGAAACATCGACCTTGGATAGCTATTTGGTATGAGCACACTTCAGCACATCTTTGAAGATCTCTCGCATGGGGAGTTCTCACAACTTCAATTGGGTTCTTTTGATCCAGATCAGTACGAGTCTGAGCCTGACCCGCGTCAGTATGCTCAAATTAATTCGTACCTAAACTCAGCCCTTCGAGCAATTTACTCAAAGTTCTGGCTGCGAAGCGACGAAGCTATTATTCAGCTTTCCGAAGAAACGGAGATTTATCGGCTGGATTACAGGCATGCACTCTCCAACACGGCATCAAACGCTGCCAAGTACATCATGGATACTGTGGCTGACCCTTTCCTCGATAACGTGCTAAACATCGAGCAGATTTACAATGAAGGAGGTGAACTGGTATGTCTAAACGATGATTCAGCTGAAGTGAGTTATTACACTCCCAGCTACAACACAGTTCAGGTTCCCTGGCCAAACGATGACAACAGTATTGCAGTCGTTTACCGGGCGACTCATCCTCGTATCAACTTTTCTATTGGGGATCGTCCTGAAGACATTTATATCGATATTCCTCCACAGCTGCACGATGCTTTGCTGTTCTACGTGGCCTCGAGGTTCCATTCAGGAAACGGAGCCAGTGAAGGAAAAGACACGCTGTACTTCCAACGGTTCACTGAGCAATGCACTCAGGTGAGAGAATCAGGACTCTTCATTCAACCTACCGTGCAAGACTGGCGGTTTGAACGATATGGGTGGGTCTGATGAGAAATCGTAAATCTTCGCTTGAAGGGAAATCCAATGCAGGCTTAGTCGATGTTTTTATTGGATCGGCTTACGACATTGTAAAAACTGTTGCAGACAACATCCAGGCCGTTATTGCTATTGGAGAAGTTATTGATGGTGGTGGAGATATTGCAACAACGGAGTATGTTGACCAAGCAATCGCTTTAGCTGTTGATGGGTTTATTGAGCACAAAGGCGGATACAACGCTGCTACTAATGTTCCAGATTTGGCGACAGGCACAGGGATTGAAGCGGGCTGGCAATACATCGTCACTGATGCGGGTAATGCTTTTTACGGTGTAGACCTGGAAGCCGGAGATGTGTTGAGCAGCACTGTAGACGACCCTGCTTCAGTTTTTGATTGGGTCATCGTTAACAGAAACATTGATTCAACTGCTTTTGCTACAGCAGCACAGGGAGCTCTAGCTGACACAGCAGTACAACCCGCAGCTATTGCGGATATGGCTCTTGTAACTACACCTGTGTCTACGTTCCCTAATGACGCTAATTATGCTGACGATCAGACCCCTGCAGAGATCAAAGCAGCTTACGAAAGCCTCGTACCTGCCGCAACGCTGGGAGAAGCTCAGGCCCCTGTAGAGACAGCCCTGAGAGCTTGGAGCCCCGTACGTATCAGTGATCTGGTTACAGCCATGTTGCCTGCTACTCCTGACCTTGGTGACCTTGGAAATGTTGATCTGGTCACCGACGCTCCTGCAATAGGACAAACAATTGTCTGGGATGGGTTTGCCTGGATTCCTGGAGACGTTGGAGCTGGTGGCGGAGCCACCGAGCTCAACGACCTGACAGATGTGAGTGCAACGCTCCCTATTGCAGACGGAGATGTATTAACGTGGGATAACCTAGCAGGAGAATGGTATCCAGAAACTCCTTCTGGTTCAGGAGTCGGTTTTGAAAGTGTAATTACTGCTACCGCCGCTTACACGTTTGTAGCTGCTGATCTAAACAGGCTTATAAGGGCCAGCTGGAATCTCGACACGACTTACACGATTCCTGATGGATTAGGTCAAGTAGGAAATACCATCAATCTTATTAACATAAATAATGGTGTAATTACGATTGCTATGGCAGGAGGAGCTACAGACACCCTTTCATCTAGTAATAATAAATGTACTACTGACCATGGAATTACAATTGTTAAAGACACCGCGACATCGTGGAGGGTAATTGGGGGATCTCCATAGTGTTTTTACCGGGGTTTTTAGAAACTGCTGAAGTAACTGTAGAACAACTACTTGCTCCAACAGATGTAACGGCTCTTTTTGATCCTGATGATGTAGCACCAGTTGCTACAGATTTAGCGTGGACAGATACAAATACTACACCCAATGAAATTGGGTATGAGATTCAAGTAAGTTACGATAACGGAGTAAATTGGGAAGCAGTAACAATCACTGCTGCAGATGTGACATTATATCGACATCTTATTGGCTTTACGCTTTACACACTTGATTTAGAAACCACACCAAGGGCCGCGACAGGCGACACATTTATTTTGGATACGGAGTAACAAATGGCTGCTACGGGACATTTTTATAAAACCAGTGATAATGTAGGAGCTCCGGCTCTTACACAATCTGCTGGATCGCTTATTGCTGTACTTGATTGGGTACTTGATGTTGGTACAGGAACTCACTGGGAAAAAGTATTTTCTGGAACAAACAAAGCTGTTTATCGAGCCACGGCTGGGCAGAGGTACTACTTTCGTGTCGATGACACTATTGGCGAAGTAGCTAGAATTGAAGGCTACGAAACCATGTCAGATGTAGACACAGGTACAGGTAAATTTCCCGGAGCTGGGCATGAACTAGGTTATGTATCAGTACCCAAAATAGATGATCCAGGAAACGCTGACTATGTTTATGCAGGTGACAGCCGGTTTTTTGTAGGAGTGCATCGACACGACAATGCTTACTCTAATGTCAGCCATCCATATGGGTTTGGTGAAATCAATGGAGTAATTACTGCAGACGCATATCACACAGCTATTTTTGGAGCTAGTATTAGTGGTACTAATGCAGCCTGGAACATATTTGGCTCAGACGGTATTACTGAAGATGTGTGTACTCCAGGAATTAACGCAGCTGTATCCCCTAGCAGCAGTTCTATACACTTTGTAAAAAGTTATGATGGGCTGGTAGATCAACCCGCCGGTTTTTTACTAAGCATGGGCAAAGGAAGCAATAATTCAACTCCTGGATTAGAGTCGTCAGTAAATCCTGCCTTTGCTCTTCACCCGTTTTACGTACATGATTATGCAGGAAATGCTAATGGAGACAGTCCTGCTACTTTTAGAGGTCACTTACCATATATTTATCTAGGTAATATGAACCCAGGCAGTAATTTTACATATGGTAATGAACTAACTCTTGATGGTAGTGATTTTTTTATTGCGACATTTCAGACAAGCTCTACTTTCTCGGCAACTAACGCTTGCCCGTACTACATTCGCAAAACGGATGATGAACCTGGAAGAGTGTAATGGCGACTGAAATTCCTACAGATTATGTGTTGGCCGTAAATGACTCAATTATTGAGTCTAAAAAAGGCGCTATTCTTATTAACCCGCACAATTCTCCGGGAATAAAAAGAGATGCTGATCGGTATCCTGCGGCAATTGTGCCTCAATTTTCTGGAATAGTAGACCCAGCAAATACAAAAAAAGTCTATTTGAAAGACGCAGAAATGAACACTCTTGCAGGATGCGGTCCTGACCCTATTACAGGTGCTTTTGCTATGCCGGGGTACTGGCCTATAGGCCCAAAATACTATTTTGCTTTCGTAGCTCCAACTGGGTACGTTCACAAAATCGAACGTGTTGCAGATCCAGAAGCAGCTGTCTACCGAGGCAATCCCGCAGTATTTGGAAATGATCCTGCTGTAGTTTTTCCTGGTGGTTTCATCGAGAACACCTCAGACACCAGCCTGCTTACGGCACGGGGGCCTATGTCCACGGCAACCATTGATGCCTTCCTACCAGCATCAGGAGCTCGTGGTGAGTTTACTTTCCCAAGCCCTTATGACACGGAAGGCGTTAGGCTCACGGCCTCAACTGATGGCAGTGTGATACCGGGCCTGTACTCTTACTGGATGATTGCCAACAATCACGTAGGGTCTAATGAGATGAAAATTCTCTGCGTGTTTGACTCTGTAGATGGCGGACCCTCCATCATCACGTATAACAAAGTCACCGGGACAGTCAGTGCGCCAGTACAGATCTTTGCGAATGGAGAGTTCTACCAGAATCACACGGCTTTTCAGAACGCCTACTTCTCCAAGACCGACCCGAACGTCATTTACTGGGCGCAAGGTGCCGACATCTTGAGCGTCAATGTGAGTAACCTCAGCACACCCCTGGTGGATGAGGATGTCACTGTGGTGTACAGCATGTCATCTGTCCCGGAAGCCTCGTTTATCAAACAAATTACCTCGAGCGCTGACGATAGGTACATCGCGGGGACGTATCAGGACGGAGCCTTTTCAGCACTGGGATGCATTGTGGTAGACACCGTGGCTAACAGCCACCAGTTGTTCCCGTCTATTGGTTCTTATGATGAAGCTCAAATTTCACCAGACGGGGACTGGCTCGTAATCAAAGAGAACGTAGATGCCGCTCAGGGTGAGGACAACCGCATCTTCGACCTCACGGGAGGACTCGCTGCTGCTCCGGCTACTGAAGTAGTATTGAACGACACGGCTGGCGCAGCCGGTCACTCCGACCTTGGTTACGACGGCTACATGGTAAACAAGGACAACTACTGGGGCGGAGGTAACACTCCTGGAGCTACTACCCTTCGCAACTTGGCTACTCCAACAGTGGGAACCCTTGTACATCGTGGTGATACTTGGTCATTCCCCAGTATGACGCACGTTTCTTTCCAACACGCCAAGCCCATTGCCGAAGTTCCCATTGCCAGTCAGTATGTTGTGGGTGGACAGATTGATACATCTGACCCTGGTGTACACGAAAACGAAATCATCGCTGCACCGCTCGATGGATCAGAAGACTGTCTTGTGCTTGCGCCGTCCATGTCTCAGAACAGTGGAGCAGGCGCAGGCCATTATGAACGAGTACCCAAAGGGGTCACGGACATTACGGGAGACTACTTTTTCTGGACGGCCAACCGTGGTGGGTCGGCCCGCTTCGACTTGTTCATGGTGAAAATTCCGTGGAGAGGAGTGGTACCTAGTGCCTAATCCAGACTTATACAGAATCCGTGCTAAGGGCGACGGAGCAAACTTGCTGGACTCTGCTTGGGTTGAAGTTGCTCCTAGTTTGCCTATTTCTAATACTTTATTAGATAACCTGGCCCATTGGTGGGAGTTTGACGAAGCAAATGGCACTCGTGTGGACTCTCACGGAAGTGTTGACCTGCTAGTGATTAATGGGCTGGGTGTTAATGGGCGCGATATCATTGGCGGCGATGGCGTTGATTTGCCCGGAACGCCTGATGGTAGCGAAAACGCATATCTTGGGGCAGGTGTTGGTACTTACCCTGGCGAAGGACTATGGAATGACACGCTTTTCACCATTGCAGCATGGGTAAATGCAGATTCATGGTCTGGGACTTTTCCGTGTATTTTGAGCCAAATCAATTTTGACAATTCGTCTATTTCTACGACTGACCGATGGTTGCTGTATTACGATTCTGGGAGTCTGTTTTGGGGTTACTACACTGGTGGAACGTTTAGATCAGTTAGCGTTGCAGCGCCCTCAACAGGAGCGTTGACTATGATTTCTTGCTTTTACGATCAAGCGTCTGGAGACTATGGAATATCGCTAAACGGAGGCGCTTACACTACGGCAAGCATCAGCGGCAACATAAACACGAACGGTGCAACAACGGTAATTGGCGCTTACAAAGATGCGTTTGAGTACCCGTTCAACGGCGGCGTGGCTCGAGTAGGCTACTGGACAAAAAAGCTGGATAGCACTGATCTGACTGACCTTTACAACAACGGTACAGGACTACGGTATGCGGATCTCGGAGCAAGTCCTGTCTTTGATCCTCTTAGTATTCCTGATGCTATTGCGTGGCTAAACACTTCTGAAGAAATTCAGGATGATGCAGGAGTTGCTCTGACAAAAACAGATGGAACTGTTTTCCGAAGAGTACCTGATAAAGTTGATTCTGCAAATACTTGGTATGCACCAACACTTAGTGCTTCAGGAAGATGGAAAGAAAACAGAAATGGAAGTCCCGCTTTTGAGTTACGCAACGGAGATTATCTTGATCTTGTTGATGGAACAGATGCTCGAATACTTTTTCCAAATGCCAATGAACGCACATTTTTTGTTGTTGCTAGTATTGATGGAGTAGATTTTCGGTACGCATTAAGTACTAATAGAGGAACTAGTAATACTGGTTTTGAAATAATTTTTGACAGTCGAACCCAGTCAAGACTTGGAGGAATCAGGTCTGTAACCAACTTTACTAACTTTATCAATTACGACAGTCAAGTTAATAATACTTTGGATCGTTTAAGCACTTTGGCCGGGACACAACAAGGCGGAACTTCTAGGAATGTAATGGATGCTTGGCATAATGGAGTTCTGCAAAGCGCATCACCATTTGTTACAACATTTAACTATGTGCCAGCAACCAGCTATTTAACTGCAGGTAATGGGTATCTTGCAGGTAACGCAACAATTTTTATTAAACATATCCTTGTTTATGGGCGTAGGCTGACTGCCCAAGAAATCACCGATGTAAATAATCATTTCGTTGGTTTGCTTAACCCATAAACAAACTACGTTACAATCTAAAATATTAAAGGGGGTTATTTCAGCTGTGAGCGAAATACTAAAATAAGGGTCTTAAAGCGTGAACCAAGAAGATATGGATATCAAAGCCAAATATGAACATGAACTGCACAATCTTCGCGGGGAGATTAGTGACGTTCGTACTGAGTCACGAGAACAGCTTGCGGGAATTAAAGCTGATGTGGCTGTATTGGCTAAAGCTCAAGGAAACACCAATGAGCTGCTTAATCGTCTCGACGGAAAACTGGATGAGCAGCGAACAAAGCGTCCAGACTTAGTAGCTATTACTGGGGCGCTTGTTTCATTGGTTGGTTTGGGTCTTATTATGTTGGGCGGTATGTGGACACTGTTTCAAGCTCAACTAGAACCAATTACCCAACTTCAGCAAATTCATGAAGATCGTCTTGAAAAAATACGAGAAAGCAGATGGTCAAGAGACGATATGCAAAGATATTCTGATTCTCATGAAAGAGTACATGATCGTAATGACCAACAGCATTTAAGAATGGACGAACGGATTAGAGATCTAGAGAAAAAGCAATGAGTCTTAGAAAGAAACAATCACTTTTTGTAAAAAAGTTAGCTTTGTTGATTGAGTACGCTTACGACCAAGGCTACGAACTCACTTTGTCTAGAGGATATGCCTCACCAGCTGCAAATGCAGCAGATGGAGGACATCCTAACTCTTTGCATACTAAGCGACTGGCTATCGATCTAAACCTTTTCAAAGATGGTGAATACCTAACACGAACAGAAGATCACAGGCCCCTTGGAGAATTTTGGGAATCTATTGGCGGAACCTGGGGTGGTCGATTTAACGATGGCAACCATTACAGTCTTGAGCATCAGGGAATGAAATGATTAGCTGGACCGACATTACAAATATTTTCAAACCGCTGGCAGATGTCATTGACAATCTGCACACGTCTGAAGAAGAACGACTGAATGCTCATGCAAACTTAGCTGCTGCACAGGCTGCTACGTATGCAAAAGTACTTGATTACGAAGCAAGGCTTGTAGAATCGAAACGAGACGTAATCGTTGCTGAAGCACAAGGACAGTCATGGCTCCAAAGAAACTGGAGACCAGTTTTGATGACAATCTTTGGATTCATCGTTTTGAATAACTACGTGCTGCTTCCTTATGCAGGACTGTTTAACGAGAAAATCAAACTGCTCGAGCTGCCTCCTGGTATGTGGACACTTCTTCAAATCGGTATTGGAGGGTATATTGTTGGCCGATCAGGCGAAAAGATCGTTCATAACCTTCAAGTGAAAAAGGACAAATAAATGTCAACCGAAAAGCTTCCCCAATTCGACATTACAGTTGAACCCGGAGCCGATCTGAACTTTACGTTCAATTGGTATGGGGGAGGCTTGCAGATGTTTCCTATCGAAGACATTTATCCTGGGTATCCAACAGAGCTTCGAGTAACGGAACATGGCTTGCCAAGTGCTTCACCTACTCCGGTATTCATTCAAGGGGTTCAGGGTGATCTGAAAAAAGTGAATAGCAACAAAAGCGGAGTGCTTCATGCAACTCATATTGACGCTGACCACTTTTCTCTACCTATTAACACCTTGGGCATGGAATGGGAAGACGAAGACAAGAGCGGAGCTCCTGTTGGAGCTTTCTCGTTTTACGCCCCTACAAATCTGACTGGATACGAAGGTCGATGTGACTTCAGAAAAAAGTGGCATGACGATGAACCTTTTCATAGTGCCACTACAGAAAATGGAGAAATGGTGCTTACTGTTGACGACGGATCGATCTCTGTAAGCGTCCCTGCGTCTATTACAGGGACTTGGGCAGTTTCTAGAGGGGTTTTCCAGGTAGAAGTATTTCAGCCCGGAGGGACAGTCGTGAGAGCCTGTGGAGGACGTTTGCTGTTTGATCAGGAGGTCACTCGATGAAACAGGATGACAATCCCAACAAGATTTACCTGAGACCTTCTGAAAAAACGACTCCAACAAAATACATCAGTTCTCCTGAAGAAGGCGGGTTAATTATTTATCCAGAAAAGTATCTGGGCATGTTTACGGCTAGGTCTACTCCAAATGCAGGCCCTCCAGGACCACCCGGAGTAGATACAAATTCAAAGCTCGATACGATTATTGCTTCGTGTAGTGACGAAAATACTCCAATTGTTGCAGGAGCAGCTGCAAAGACAACCTTCAGAGCCCCTTATCCAATGCGAATGGATGAGCCTGGATTTGAAGGCTACATTCGTGGAAGCCTAACGAATGCACCAACTGGTGGTCCGTTTCAATTTCGTGTGCAGCTTAACGGCGTAGACATGACTAACGTACCAATTCAAATTGATGCGGACTCACTTACGTCTGTCGGCTCTGTTGTGTCTGTGACGTACGTTGTTGCCAACATCCCAGATGACGGTGAGTTCAGAGTGTACGTAGATCAAGTGGGAAGTACGTTTGCTGGGAGTGGTCTAAAAGTAGCTGTCACTGCTTACAAGATTGATCCGTAACCATGGCTGCGATTTATCAATGGTTTGTTGGGGGTCGTCTGATACTCACAACGGAGCCTTATCCGTATGAGTTTGAAGAAACTTTACAAACTGGTCTAGAGGGGCCTGTTGAAGTTATTTATAGGCAATGGCCTATTGATACTGTAGAACATACGTCAGTAGAGGTATTAGGCGGAGAACTAATTCCTATTCGCCTTGATATGCCTGCAGTAAACGATACAGTTGAACATACTCCTGTAAGCTTAATTGGCGGAGAATTAATAAACATTAGACTTGATTTGGAGCCGGTTAACAGCACAGTTGAACACACGCCTGTGGAGTTACTTGGTGGAGAAATACTAGACATTCTGATTAGAGCTCAAGGATCAGAAATTGATTTAGAAACATCACTATCTGTGGAAGAAATTATTTATGAACCTAATACATAAAGATAATCAAGCTGAACTTGTTTTTGTCCCAAAAATTAAAAAGCGGGGTGAAGTTCGTCTTGTAGTCAAAGATTTGATGGGAAACACCGTCAACGATACTGGCTACATAGCAAACAGTTTTACAACGTACGGTGATGAAAAAGCGTGGGATTCCATTGATGGTATGGATATTGGCGAAGGAGGAGGAGCAACTACAGCAGGAATGACTGATTTGGTAGGGCCTGTATTAACTGAGGGTACCCGAAAAAATATAAATGGAGGTACAACATGGAATACACCCACAGCACCTACTTGGGAAATTTGGTCAGAAGTAGCTGCTCAGTTTGGTGATGGAGGTGTTCATGGTTCTTGGAAAAGTGGGTTTGTTTCTGGGACTATCAGAGAAGTAGGACTTTTCAGAGATTGGACCTCTCGTACTCCAGATATGATGGCTAGACAAACTGTGCCTGATTTGCCAGTAACTGTTGATAACACAGTGTTTGTTTATTACCGCTTATATATGGATGTTCCCACAGCTCGAACATCCGGACAGGTGGTCATTGATGGAATAACTTACAACACCCTTGTTGGGTATGTTGGACTTAACGAAACAGAAGAAACATTTAATGGAATTCACCCAAGTACTCCTGGTGGCCCAAGTGTTTCCTCTATAGTAGCGGTAAATCATGATGTACTCGCTGGATTAGATGAGCGTTGGATTAGATCCGAAGCAGAAATCGGAAATGCATACACTGATCTAGACGATTCAACAGGGGAACTTGCAGATAATTCTGTTGTAATTGATGAGCCAAATCGAACTGTTGATTGGACAACCCAGTTTCAATTAAGTTATGGAAATTTTCCTGTTAGAGGAGTTATGGGTGTTTACCATGGTTTACGTAACCGAAGGCTTTCAGGATACAACTTCGGAGTTGGGTGTACATTTACAGCTGTAGATGGTCCTAACATTGGAGAGGGAATTCCTAAAGACAATACCCAATGGCTAAACATTAATTGGAGGCTGGGCTATGGCGGAGTAATTGTGCCATGATGCTAAAACCGCAAGTTCAAACAGTATTTACTCTTACAGCAATTAAGCCTGATGGTCGTCGTCGTCCGTTGACTGGTGAATGTCCTAATATTTTCCTTAATGTCGGTAAGAACATTATAGGAAGTGTTAATTCGTGGTTTACTGCTGTGCATGTTGGTGTCTCAAATGTTGCACCAGACCCTACACAAGACCAACTGCAGGCGTGGAGAGGGGGCAGCAATAACGTTATTGCAGATGAATGGGGAGCTCAACAAAATCCTCCTTACTATGGTTGGAGAAAAAAGACTTTTCAAATTTCAGGAATTAGTAACGAAAACCTAAACGAAGTAGGAATTAGTAATAGTGTTGGCAATGACCCTGTTATGATTAGCCGCTCATTGCTCAGAAATCTTAATGGCGACATTGTAACAGTTACACTATTGCCTGGAGAAATTTTAGAAGTTCAAGCAGAATTGCGTGTATATCCGCCTTTGACAGATGTAACTGGGTCAATTGACATTAATGGAACAACATACAATTACATTGCTCGAGCTTCAGACGTTTTGAATTCGTTTTGGTGGGGCCAACAGTTTGGACAAGATGTGTCAACTTACGATGTAGCAGCAGAGCATTGGGCTTGTTATGACAATGACATTGGCCCCATTACGGGACTTCCAAGTGGCCTTAGGTATAACACCTCAACTGACACAAAAATTAACGAGGCTTACCAAAACAATTCATTTTCTCGAGTAATTGGAACTGCAGTAGGTTCTTCAGGATGGAACGCTACTACAGGAAAGCTTGCGAGAAGTTTTCTTGTCGATACGACTTTAGGCCGTTACCAAGTGCAATTTGATAATACTGCTAACCCTGGTTTTGGTATTCCAAAAGAGCCAACACAAAGTTTGCAAATGACGTATCGCTTAGCTTGGGATCAATACACTCCATGAGTATTCCCACAATGTCATCAGAACCAGTAGTTGATGATTTTCTGTTTCCAGAAGATCAAGAGAGACTGTTTTACCTCATTGATCACGAAGCAGGGCCATCAAATTTGTCCGTGACCGCAGACGGCATGCAGTTTCAGCACTGGTTATTGACGTACAATCAAGCTAATGGTGACGTAACACTTACACCACAAACATCGGGTACACCGATTATTTTGGCTGCATTAGCTCCAAATGCTCAGCAAGTTTCATTTTGCTTTGACCAGAATGCTCGACCTGCTGTGTGTTGGGCTACCGATAATGTTGGGTACCTTTATTGGTACGACTCAGATTTAAATGATTTTACAATTGATACGTATAACGGCATTGTTTCTTGCATGCTAACGCTAGATGACAAGAGAACATCTCAAATCGAAAACAACGATATACATTTCTGGTTTACTCGAGAAAGTTCTCCAAATGTTTATGATGTTTATGTTGCTGTTCAACGGGAAAGATTTACTAACGAGCGTTTAATGGCTACTGACGTACCGCCCTTCCTACTAAAAAGTGGGATGAATGATGGTCTTCGTATCCAAATTGAATTGACGTATAAACCACCTGTTTAATAGGTAAAATTCCTTTTAACCACTATAATCGGCAACCATGGCAATTGACCTTCAAGAAGAATATCCCAAAGAGATCGGATACGACCAGCTCACTGATTGGAAAAATGAGCCCAAAGTAGACGATCTTAAGGCGGATCTTACGGAAGCCCAGCCCCACCACGACCTGCATTGCAGCAGAGTGGAGAGGTGGCTGGATAATCTGTATGTCCGGGGTTCAGCTAAGCATAAGAAAAAAGAAGGGCGATCATCTATCACCCCAAAGCTGATTCGCAAACAAGCTGAATGGCGATATGCAGCCTTGTCAGAACCTTTCCTGGCCCAGGAAAATATTTTTACTACAGAACCTTTTACCTGGGAAGATAGGAAAAGGGCTGAACAAGCTGGATTGGTACTGAACTATCAGTGGAATACCCAGCTAGACAAAGTAAAGTTTATTGATGATTACGTGCGTACGCTTGTAGATGAAGGTACAGCTATTGTTCGTGTTGGTTGGAACTTCCAAGAAGAGGAAGTACTTGAACCCAACTATGTAGAAACCCCCGCAAAAGGCCCTCAGGCTTTGGCTATCATCCAAACGGTGGGCCAGCTACAGGAGAATCCAGAGTTACTGGAAGAGCTCCCAGAAGACCTCAGAATGGATGTAGAGGCAACTATCAAAAACCAGACTCCTACAGATGTTGTTCGTAGGGGCTCAAAAATGGTGAAACGGATTGTTAAAGATCATCCGACAGCAGAAGTTTGTGAATACGATGCAGTGATTGTTGACCCGAGCTGCAAAGGCGATTTTTCTAAAGCACAATTCATTATCCAGCAGTTTGAAACTTCTCTTTCTGATCTGGAAAAAAGCGAAATTGAATACAAAAACCTCGACAACATTGATGTAGAAAAAGCTTCTATTAACGGTGCTGGAGTTGCCAGTGAAGCTGATGAAAAAAGCAGCAGCTTCAACTTTGCTGACCGAGCTCGTAAAAAATTCTTTATGTACGAGTACTGGGGTTACTGGGACATTGACGATGACGGCAAAACAGAGCCGTTTGTTGCCACTTGGGTTGGCGACACAATGATCCGTCTGGAAAAGTCTCCGTACCCCGATCAGGGCCTTCCTTTTGTTGGCGTACAGTATTTGCCCCGTAGAAAAGAAATCTACGGTGAGCCTGATGGTGAGCTTCTCGAAGATAACCAAAAAATCTCTGGAGCTGTTACTCGAGGAATGCTGGACATCATGGGTCGAGCAGCAGTTGGACAAACTGGTATCCAAAAAGATTTGCTCGATGTTACGAACATGCGTCGGTTTGAAAGAGGTGAAGACTTTTACTTCAATCCGATGATGAATCCAGAAGCAGGCTTTTGGACATCTACCTATCCTGATATTCCTCAGTCAGCACCTTTTATGCTGGAACTCCAAAACCAGGATGCTGAAGCACTTACTGGTGTAAAAGCGTTTCATGGAGGTATTAGCGGCGAAGGGCTAGGTCGCTCTGCGACTGCAGCCCGAGGCGCTCTAGACGCTGCCAGCAAGCGAGAAGTAGGTATCCTTCGTCGCTTGGCTCAGGGAATGATAGAGATTGCTCGTAAGCATATTGCAATGAATGCAGTGATGCTTGAAGAAAATGCTGTTGTCAGGATTACTAACGACGACTACGTGTCTGTTAGCCGAGATGATTTGGCTTCTCGTGCCGACGTTAAATTGGATATTTCTACGGCAGAAACAGACAATGCTAAAGCACAAGAACTAGCATTCATGCTTCAAACTATGGGTCCAAACCAGCCGTTTGAGATTACTCAGAAAGTTATGGCTCGTATTGCCAAGCTTCGTAATATGCCGGATCTGGCACGAGAACTGGAAGAGTACCGTCCAGAACCTGATCCGATGCAGGAAGAGCTACAGCAACTGGAGCTTGCTAAACTACAAGCAGAAATCCAAAAGCTTGAATCAGAAGCAGCAGAGAACTTTGCAGAGGCAGAGAAAGATCAAGCAGATGCTCGTCTTTCTTCTTCCAAAGCAGACAACGAAGATTTGAACTTCGTTGAAGAGCAGAGCGGAATCAAACACCAACGTGAGTTGGATAAAACCGTAAAGCAAGCAGAAGCTCAGGCAGGAGTTGAAACTGTCAAATCGCAACTATCGCAACCAGGGCAACAGCCCATTAGCCCAGAAGGCGAAGAACCGTTTTTCTAAACGGCCCGCCCACTCAGGAGAAAAATTATGAGCAATAAAGAACGAATTGAACAGATCGAAATGGACATCAACCAAGCAGAAGATGCTGTGCGTGTGCGTGATGCACTAGGCCGTCTACAAGACAACGATGACTTTGACTACGTGTTTAACACCGTACTGTTTAAAGAAGAAGCGGCTCGTACAATTGCACTGCTTGCTGCTGACAATGTACAAGCTACTCCCAATATGGTTGAAAAGATCGAACGTACTATGAGCATGATCGGTCAGCTTCAAGTATGGCTTCGTTCCCAGTTCCAGCTGGGTGAACTGGCAGAACGTTCTTTGAAAGAACATCGCAATACTCGGGACGAACTTCAGGCCGAGGTATAAGCCATGATTGCAACCCAGGAAAATACGAACGATAATTCCGGTATCGAGGGCGAGTCCCTCGGTGCGGATTTGGGAAGTTTGTCTGACGATGAATTTCTCGCTTTGGACCCAAATGAATTTTTGAGTCCCCAGTCTTCGGACTTTGAAACCGAAGAGGTCACCTCTGACGAAGAAACGGGTGGTGCCGTCTCTGAAGAGCCCTCTGAAGGAGTAGAAGAAGGCGAAGATAGTACCTTTGACGAGGAAGAGGAAGAAGTCGGCACTGACAATTCCCCTGACTCCGACCCTCAAGATCCCTATTCGGACGACCAATCCGTTCAGGACGAGATCGAAGAGGAGGAGCCAGAACAGGAAGAGCCATCCGATGAGGAATCTTCTCCCGAGGCAGAGTTGGAGAAGGCTTTGTCGCCCCTCCGTGCATCAGGCAAAACGATTCAACCAAAGTCGGTGGATGAACTTCGTCGCCTCGCACAGATGGGTTACGACTACGGGCGAAAAGTTGCGGCACTGAAGCCACAACAAAAGCTTGTCCAAACCTTCGAGAAGAACCAGTTGACGTTGGAAGACATCAACTACCTGGTTGATCTCCGGAAAGGAAATCCGGAGGCAATCAGGAAGCTCATCAAGGACAATAACATCGATCCAATGGATTTGTCTGACGATGAGGGTGCTGAATACCGGCCCACTGACCACAGTGTTACCGATGAACAAGTCGCGGTAAATGAAGTAATCCGTGAAATTGCTTCTACACCAAGTTACGACGACATGGTTGAACGAGTTAAGACTTTGGATACGGCCAGTAAACAGGCACTGCAGAGAGAGCCGTCAGCTCTTCGCACGTTGAACGATCATGTGGACATTGGTATTTACGATGAAATCATGGCCGAGGTAGAGCATAAACGTGCATTAGGAGAACTGACGGGCCTGTCTGATCTGGTTGCGTACGACCAAGTAGGTGCTGCAATGCAAGCTGCTGGAGCCTTCGACAAGTTCCAGCAACAAGCACCAGAAACTACTCGGAAGTCACAATCGGCAGCACAGGATTCTGGATCGTCTTCTCCCAAAAAATCGGGAGAGAACTTGCGGAATCGCAAGAAAGCTGCCGGAACCCCTCGGGGCAAGGCACCTACAGGGAAGCAGAAAGTCGATCTAAGTAGGCTCTCCGATGAGGAGATTATGAAGTTGGACCCAAGCTCCCTGTAATCATAACCTTTGTGACTTACAGGAGTAAGATAAAATGAGTACTTTCGAGAACGCCCACCAGTATCGTGATCCGATTGGTGGTACGGATTCTACCGTTGGCGGTCAGATCCGGGTTGACTACTACTACCGCATGGCGTTGGTAGAAGCAGCCAAAGAGTCCTACTTTGGACAGATGGCTTCGGTAAAAAACATGCCGAAGAATATGGGTAAAACCCTGAAGATGTTCCACTATCTTCCGATTCTGGATGATCGGAACATCAACGACCAGGGTATTGACGCTGCTGGTGTCTCTACCGCTGCTGGGTTTGTTGCTAACGAGACTCTCGTTAAAGCCACGATCCGCCTCGATGCCTCTCCGGCAGCTGGTGGTGACGACTACTACGTAGAAGGTCTTGCTACGGGCGTTGACTTTGCTACGGCAAAGGCTGCTGCTCTGGCAGATGCACAGGCTAACGCTTGGGCATGGCTGATTCAGGAAGAGTGGGTTGCCGCTTCTACCCTGAACTACACTGCTGCTAAGGCCGCTGTTGAAGCTGACGGTTGGACCGTTACTGAGCTTCCTGCTACGGACGACGAGTACGTCAACTACGGTAACCTGTATGGTTCCAGCAAGGACGTGGGTACGGTTGCTTCCAAGCTGCCTGCTCTGTCTGAGAATGGTGGACGAGTGAACCGAGTCGGTATGAAGCGTACTCAGATCGAAGGTTCTATCAACAAGTTCGGCTTCTTCGACGAGTACACCCAGGAGTCTCTGGACTTCGATACGGACGCTGCTCTTCTGGAGCACATCACCAAGGAATCGGTGAAGGCTGCTAACCAAATCACCGAAGATCAGCTGCAGATCGACCTGCTGAACGGTGCTGGTGTTGTTCGTTTTGCTGGCCTTGCTACGGCAGAAGACGAGCTGAGTGGTTCTACGGCTGCTGGCGGAACCGCCGACACCGTGACCTACGATGACTTCGTTCAGCTGGACATCGAGCTTGATAACAACCGTACGCCTAAGAACACCACGGTGATCGCAGGTTCCCGGATGTTTGATACGCGGGTTGTCAACGCTGCTCGTTACGCCTACATCGGCTCTGAGCTCCTGCCGACGCTGATGCGTCTGAAGGACTACCACGATGAGAAAGCGTGGATTCCGGTTGCCCACTACGCTCAGGCAGGCAATGTTGCTCGAGGCGAAGAAGGTGCCATTCACTCTTTCCGCTTCATCGTGGTTCCGGAAATGATGCATTGGAAAGCTGCTGGTGCAGTAGTTAGCGATACTGCTGACGAGATCTGCAACTGGGGAGTAAACAGTGCTGGTGAAAACCGTATCAACGTTTACCCCATCCTTGTGGTTGGTGATGAATCCTTCGCCACTATCGGTTTCCAGACCGATGGTAAGACGGTGAAGTTCAAGATCACCCACAAGAAGCCGGGTGTTGAAACGGCTGATCGTCACGATCCGTACGGCGAGGTTGGGTTCTACTCAATCAAGTGGTACTACGGCTTCATGGTGCTTCGTCCGGAGCGTCTTGCAGTCATCAAAACCGTTGCAACTCTCTAAGAGTTAAGCAACACTAGGTGGGGGCTTCGGCCCCCACCTTTTCTCTAAGCAACTGGAAATAAAAAATGACAGACATGACTCGTAAAGAACTACTGAAAGAAGCTGAGGCCCTTGGCCTTGAAATTCATCATCGAGCCAATGAGGAAACGATCCTCAATAAGATTAATGCAGAACAGGCTCGTCGTTATAAGGAAATGGCAGAAGCTAAGAGCTCCTCAGACGTTGCTGAAGCCCCTGAAGAGGCTGAGGCTACCCCTAAGCTGCCTAAGACCAAAGTAAGGGCTAAAACAGGCGCTCAGTTCGCCCAAGAGCAGTTTAACGAGCGTAAGCAGAATGCCCGACGGCTGGTACGTGTTCGAATCACTTGCATGAACCCTGACAAGCGTAAGCTTCAAGGCGACTACTTCTCTGTTGGCTCAGCCAACATGGGAACTATTAAACGGTTTGTTCTCTTTAATAAGCCTTGGCATGTTGAGTCTGCTATTCTCAAAGAAATCCGGAACAAAAAGTTTTCAACGTATGTTGATGTTCCTGATGGTCAGGGTGGTACCCGACGTAAGTCTCAGCTAGTGGCTGAGTATGGTGTGGAAATCCTGCCTGGTCTTACGGAAAAAGAACTGGCAGACCTGGCTCGTGAACAAGCAGTATCAGATCGACTTTCATAAGGAATAGGCATGTCAGCTCCCCGAAAAACCGTTGGAATGTTTTACTCTTCTCTTGGAGAAGGTGATGAGGGTTTGCTTGACCAGCTGATGCTGGTCGTTGATGACAACCTGAAAAGTCAGTTTGATAAACAACGGCTTTCGGGGACTGACTATGCCCGTGTTTACACGGCTCTGTTTGAAGCCGCAATGAGTACGACTACCCAGTACCTCATTGCAAATCTTCTCATTGAAGATAATCAAGCCAAAATTCAAAAAGAAATTGAACTGATGGACAAGCAAATGGAAGCTGTCGATCAGGATATTGAAAAAACCAAAGCTGAGATTGAAGTGCTCAAGCTTCAGCCTGCTCTGACTCAAGCACAAATTGAAAAAGTGCAGGCAGAGATTGCATTCCTCGATGCTCAAAAGCTGATGATGGATGCTCAGAAAGAGAAGATCGACAAAGAAATTGAATTCATGAATGCCAAGATTCGTACGGAGTATGCGAATACTATTGGCAGCTATGCAGACACGACGAGCTTAATTGGTCGTCAGAAAGCTCTGCTACAAGCTCAGAAACTTGGATTCGCTGGTGACATTGAGGCTAAAGGTGCCAAGCTACATGCTGATTTCCAGTCAGTGCTTCTCTCTGTGTCTGAGAACCCTGAACAAGTACAGTTGGTTAATGAAGGTACCAAGACTGATGCCAACGGGCTTTCGTTTATCAAACAAGCCATTCTGAACATTCCATAATGCAATGGGACTTTTTTCAGGCCGATATGAATATTTTGCTTTTGTCGGGACATCTTCTTTATTTGAACTAGATCAGAGACCAGACACTCATAAGCAAAAGATTCTAGAAACTACCATTCACGATGGCAATTCTTTTGCAGAAGCCATCGTGTTTAGCCTTAATACTGACTGGTACGCTCGAACGAAAGCGATGATGCGTTATGCAAGTCAGGAAAACGGATATGTCCGTGGCTTTCCTACAGCAAGACTTGTCAGATTAGAAATTCCTGATAAATACATCATAGATGCTATTGAGCGTGAAACAGGCAATCGTCCTGAAGAGCTTCTTCTAAATGAATATGGAGGAACATTTGATGAAGATTTTTTCATCAAGCTCACGCTTCAACAAAACTGGTTGCCCGGAGGTGATGGCATAAATGCTGACATCTTTGATTGGCAAAACGGCCCTCCTACTGAAAGCATTTGGTGTGAGACGTTTGAAAATATTGAAATCCCAGTATGGGATGGAAGTGCTTACGTAACAGCCCCCAACGTTTACGAATTTGCTCGTAAAGCTGAAGAAGATCCTCCAATATTTGATCCAAACGATCCTGGCGGACTTGATCCTGTAGATCCAGGTTTAGGCGATCCTATTGGACCAATTAACCCAATTCAGTTAGAGCAGTTTATTTACGAACTGCAATGGACTTACGAAGACCCAAATACTTCAGAGCCCAAAGGTTTCATTGTAAACATGAACCTTGTTTCGTGGGCTTTAACATACTTGAATGAAGACATAATTCTTCGAGTTATTTATAGACTTCCTGGAGAGGATTGCCCTCGATACTGGGCTTATATTGTGGGGTCTAACGAAGACCCTATTTTGGAATCCCATATTCGTGTAATCAAAAGAAGAGAACAATTTTTGCCTGTTGCAGTATTGATGCAGGATAAAGTGTGGTTTGATGAAGACCCAGAATCTGACTTAGCAAAAACCACTAACAGACTGCTCAGTAAACTGAACCTCAGTGGAACTGAGATCAAAGAAGACTTTATTGAACAAGAAAATGAAGATGATGCTTCAGGGGATGAAGGTCGAGTAGACGCGGAAAAATGGGACGTATTTGTTCATTGTGCTGTTCCTATTAATAGCCAGATTCAAGCATCTAAACGTTATTTGCATGAGTTCTTTTCTAGGATGAAGCTATTTGATCGGTGGAACCGAGAAAAGTACGAAGAGTATCTTGTAAAAAGAGAAACTCAAGACCCCAATGATTTGTTTTCAATGATTCAGCCAATAACTGAAGTTCCAATTCAGGAGGCTGGTGATGGAGGCTATAACGTTACGTATGCCTGGTCTTACATTGAGCAAAAAACAAACCCAGGACGTATTCTTAAAACAGCAAACTTTGAAACGTTTGATGCTCCGCTAGGCCACACTAATGTTGAAATTATTGAAAGAAATGACAGTGCAACCTTAAACCGTTATCAAGAAATCATCGATCTTTTTCACGGAGAAGGTTCTCCTATTGGGCCAGAAACAGAAGACCCAGAGACTGATGGTTATCACGATATTGTGTATATCGAGCACCAGACTTTGACACCGGGAACAGAACAAAATCCAGACTACCAAGTAACAAGAACATTGATTATGGGCCTTTCTATGGCCTACCGCATCAACACGTCCCTGGACCTAAAACAAGGGTACAGATACCGTTATGCAGTGCCTGAATTGTTTGGTACCCAAGAAGAAACAAATGAATTCAGGATTCCAATACTTTTCCCTGCTCTAAAGCAAATTAAAGCAGTAGATAGGGAAGACGTGATTACCGATGGATTGTGTGCAAGCGTATTTCTGGTTAAAGCTGTAAAACAAAAATGGTATCAAACAGGCTTTTTTAAATTCATTATCATTCTTATTGCTGTAATTTTGATCGTCACACTTGTATTTGCAAAAGTTGGTGGTGGCTTAATAGGTATTGCTACTAGCCTTGCAGGAGCAAATGCAACAGCAGCAACAATAACGTTGATCTACAGCGTTTTGTCATTTGCCGTTGGGTTCGTCATTTCTTTTGCTGGTTCTTTAATTGGCGGAACAGCAGGAATGCTTTTCTCTCTGATTGGTAACATTGCTTTGATGGGAGCAGGCATGGCCGCAAATTACGGCACAAGTTGGGTTAATGCCTGGAAAACAATGGCAACGAATGCAACTGCAAGTTGGGGAGGAGCTATGACCTTCCTGACCAACGTTAGCAACATTGCCTCTGGAATACTAGAAGTCTACTCAAGCTATCAACTAGAACAATTGCAAGGAGAGCTTGAAGACTTTCTTAAATCAGCCAAAGAAAAGCAAGAAGAGCTCGAAGATGCTTGGAACAGCCTAGGTGTTGGACCTGATTGGCTAGATCCTATGAGCTTAACCAGAGCATTTATAATGCCTCCTGCAGAAACACCAAGAGCATTCTTTTCGAGAACTATCTCACTTAACCCCGGACTTATGGGGTATGATTTGATTACAGATTTTGCCGAAATGGCAACTATGCCTCCGGAAAAACCCGGCGACAAAGATATAATCGAAGCACAGTTTGAAACTATGAAACGTCAGCGAGGACAGTAAAATGACTATGGGTCTGTTTAATAACAGTTTGATGGGAAACGGTCTCTTTGGGAATCAAACCCAAAGTATGGGACTGAATTACAATCAGCCTAACCCTGCAATGAACATTGTAGGTAATCAAAATCAAATGGGTTTTAACCCTTTAAACCTTACCGCAGGTGCAGGGCAAAATCCTAATGGTGGTGGTTTGCTGAATTGGTGGGGCAACAATGGGCAGAGTGTCACTCAAGGCATTGGAGCTCTGACTGGGCTTGCTAATCTGTATGCTGGATTTAAAGCATTGGGTATGCAAGAAGATCAAATGAACTTTTCAATGGATGCAACCCGCACCCAAATCAATAACAATGTACAGGATTACGAGAACAAACTCCGTGACCAGCACACCCAACGCTCTGCATGGCGAGAACGTGTAGGCGGAGAGCAGTTTGCCAGTTGGGACGATTGGTCCAAAGATCGTAAGCTTGAGAGAATGTCATGAAACCAGTTTTTCGCCCAGTATCTATTAACGTAGGGCCTGCCCCTAACGGAGCCGCTGTACAGGCTTTTAGGGCTGCGGGCGAATCTATGCGGGCATACGGTGATTTCCTTGGTGCCGAACAGTCCAAGGCAGCTACTGCCAACGCTCTTTCGCAAGCTCTAGAAACGGGAGTGATGCCTACTGATATTGACCCCAACGCTGACGTGGGTCTAATTTCAGATATGCTGAGTGAACGTAGTGGGCGAGAAACTGATGCAGCTAACCGAAATCTTCTTGGAGTACAGACTCAAAGAGAAGAGTTTCTTCGTGATACGGATGCTCCTCGTTTTGCTATGGACATGCTTGGAGCTAACAGTGATTTTGCTACTGATGCATCAACCAGAGAGACCCAGAAGCTACAGCAAGCATTGATTCGAGGGAACATGCAAGATGCTCAAAGGGATCGAGCACATGAAGCTGCTGTGACCCAAGCAGAAAATGATTTGGCTCGTATGAGAACTACCTATATCGATCAGGCAATGGCCGGTATGGAAAATAACCCTAATGCTCGTACTCATGCTATTGCCAACTGGCAGGAACATCTTGCTGAACTTACTGCAAGCGGTAAAATTTCTGAAGCACTAGGTATTAGTGAATCTGTGTGGCATGACACGGCTCCTGGAGCAGCTGCTCTGCGAGTTACGGAAGCTCGGCAGCAGTCTGCTGGTGAAGCCCTACTGGAAGGTGGTAACACTCAGTGGGGCATGTCTGCCCAAGAAGTTGGTCAAAAAGTTGAGCAGTTCACTAAAGGGACTGATAATTATCTTGCCAACATTGGCTTTGACCAAAACGGTAACGCTGTTTTTGATCCCACTGGAAAACACATTACCCAAGATGAGGTAGAACAAATTCTAGTTAAAAACAAAGACAGCATTGGCGGAGAAGTATTTAACGAAAACTTCGATAACAGAAAAGCCAGTATCAAACGACAGCTTGCTGCCTTTAACAAAAGCACAGCAGAAATGATAATTAAAAATGCTGCTAGATTGGCTGAGGGCAATCCAGAAAAATTTGGAGGGCTTGTTGAAGACCAAATCTCTTGGTATTTGCAGACTATGAGCACTCCTGAAACCAGGCAAGCAATGGTTAATGGAGTAATGCCAATGAGCGAAAGTAAAGAAGCTTTGCTTGTTGCTCAACTAGAGGCAGGACAGGCTAATCCACAAGAAGCACCTAAACATCCGTTTACCCTTGGTGATTGGGAAGAAGCACGAGCAGTACCGTTCCTGGAAGCTTTTAACGAAGCAGTATCTGGATCACCTAACTTGCCAACTCTTAGATAAATTAGGAAGCAACCTATGTCCTTTTTGGATGAACTGCTGGAAATCAATTCGAACGTAGCTGAGGAAAAGCGACGACGAGTTGAACAAAAAGCACGGGAAAAAGCTGAAGAACAGCGAAGAAATAATCCTAGATTTCGCACAGTAGATCCTTCTCTTCTACAACGAGTAGACGGAGATACTTTTTACGATCCTGAACTGGGTCGTAATGTGCGTATTGCTCTGGGCGATACTTTCGAGTCTGAAAAGAAATATACCGATAGCAATGGTGAAGTACAAAGCTATAACCCTTACACGCATACTCTGAAAAATGGACAGCTTGTAGAAAAGGACTATGAAAACGATCCTTCCTACCAAGCAGACAAACGAGCTTTCGAGGAAATCTACGACAAGCGTGACGGCTTTTTCCGTAAAGGTGTAACCCCTGACCAGCTAATGGATGCAGGCAATGCTGCAACTGTAGCACTGGATCGTCGTTTCAGGGAGATGGCCGAACGCGGAGAAAAGTTTACGTATGAAGTAACAGGTCTGGATGAATACGGACGAGCTTTGGCTCGTTCTGACGATTCCTTTATCCAGACTTTGGATGATTACGGAACCAGCGTTGGGTACAACGGTAGGTTTGGTGGACAGCAGCGAGTGACTGACATCCTCTCTGGTGAGATGCTCGAGCGGGAAGAAGCCAAAAGTAGTCGTGGGGCTATCCGGGCAGCAGGAGACTTTACAGCACTAGCTGGAACAACTGTACTGAACATCATTGAAGAAGCTGTTCAGATGGTTGGTCAGAAACAGGGCAAAGACCTTGGACGTGTAGAAGATGTAGTGAATTACATCTTCAGCAGTGATATTGACTTGACGAGCAAGTTCAAAAAAGAGCGAGATGAGTTCTTTAAAAAGAGTTCAGCAGGTATTGAATGGTTCAAAGATAAAACTACGTCGAAAGCGTACAAGCAGAGCCAAGAAGCTGCTATGCGAGAGTCAATGCTCAATAATGACATCTACGCTTACAACGTGTCTCAATATCTGGAAAACGGCTACAACCTGACTCAAGCAAAGCTGGCTGCAGGTACAGAAGAAGCAGCAAACACTATCCGTAACCTTGCTCAGTCTCCCGGACGTGTATTGGATATGACCTTTGAGTCTCTTCCCTACATGTTTGGTGTAGCTGGTATTGGTCGTCTCACAATGTCTGTTGCCATGAGAGGAGTTGGTCAACGGGTTAAAGACCGTATGGTCAAAAAAGGCATTGATGTCACTACTAAAGAAGGAGCAGAGCTTTTGTCTGCTACCCAAGCAAGGTTTCTGGCATCGGAAGCTGGCAAGAAGTATCTCCAAAAAGTTGGATCATGGAGTGGTGTAGGAGCCATTGGTGTAACTGAGGGTATGTCTAACGCAGCAGCGGTCTATGACCGTATTTTTGCTATGACTCCTGAAGAAGCAATGGAGTCTCAAAAATACCGAGACCTTATTGCTAACGACATGACGCACGAAGAAGCTCTAAGAGAGCTTGCTGAAGAAGCATACGAAAACACTTTCTTGTTCACTACTTTGCTTGCTGGTTTTGCCAGTAAGGTGACTGGTATTGCTGGATGGGAATCACGTCTATTTACTACCATGGCAGACACTCGAAAAGTTGTGCAAACAGCCACGACTCAAGGAGTGCAGCGAAGTGCCATGCAAAAAGCTCGAGGCTATGGAGTCGAGACTGCTAAATGGGCTGGACGCAGAGCAATCCCTGGTCTGGGAGAAGCGATAGAAGAATCTGTCCAAAGTGGTGGTGGTCAGTTGGTAAGTGATGCTGTAACGCAGAACGTTACAGGCATTGACCAAAACCTTGGACAAGGTATCGGTGAAGCAACAGCCACAGGGGCCGCTACAGGGGCTGTCTCGGGTACTGGCATCTCTACTGCTGGCTCTGGCCTTCGTGCAGCTGGTAGAGGCTTCCTACAAGCTATGGCAGCTGACCAGACGGGAGATGTGGTTACCCCCACTGCTGAACCTGTAACGTTTTCTAATGAACAAATAGTCGCCACCCCAGTAAACGAATCGACGGTGCCTTTTGATGCCGATGACCCGGTTGCAGCTGTACAAGCAGCGCTTGAGCCAAACAACCCAGCTGATGGTCCTGTCATTTTGGCTATCGTTAATGATCTTATTGAAAAAGGTGTAGAGGTTCCTCCTGAAGTAATCCAGCATGCTGAAGCCTTGGATATGGTATTCCGGGAAAGTGCTTCTGCAGCTGTGGTTGAAGCCAATGACAATGAACAACCTGCTCCGAGAGAAGCAGCGTTCAACTCTGGCCGAGCTCAAGGTGCTGTACCTAATGACGCAGAAGGCGCTGCTCTTTACAACATGGGTAAAGAGTTTGAAGAAGCAGCGGTAGAAGCTGCTATTGCACAGCAAGAAGCTGTAGAAGCACAGACAAAACTAGAAGGACTGGAGAAACCTACACCTGACATTCAGGAAGTACACGCTGAAGTGTGGGGACTTCGTGGCTCTAAAGGTCTTGGTATGCAAGGCTGGGCCAACAAAATTCAAGAACAAGTTATTGCTAATCGTCCTGGAATGGTCCGAAGTGCGATTGGCGGTATGCGTAATTTCATTGCCACGCAGAAAGCTAAAGCAGCACGATACCAAGAAGTGCTGAATGCTCCTGAAGCACAACGAGCAGAAGTAGCTGAAGCTAACGGTCTCAAATACGAGAACGAAGCTTCTTTTCAAGGCATGGCAAACATCATCAATAAACAGATCTCTGAAATGGAAGCGTTTGCTTCTCGAGTAGAAGAGAGTGTTCCACAGAATTCCCTTTCCCAACAGGAATCTGGAGCTACTCAAACTACGGCGAGTAGCATTGAAAACGGGGCTGAGTCCCCCCGTGACAGTCAGAGCGTCCCCGAGGTTGCCGGAGAGACCGTGACACAGGAGAACACCTCTCCTCCTGTATCAGAGACCGGGGAAGGGCCTTTTACACCCAGCGAGGGACCGCAAGGCAATCAGTCGCAGCCGCAGGCGGAGACTGTGCAGCCTGGAGGTACCGAAGCTCTAACACTTGAACAGCAAGAAGCACCAGCAGAACTGAATCGTCCTGCAAGTGAAGACCCGAGAACACCAGAAGAAATCGCAGAATCAATGCGAGAACGCTTCATGCCGCCTAAATTTAGAGATGAAGACGGTAAGCCTGTTCCTGGTGATTCTCGCCTGAAGCGGTCCCTTTTCCGGGACGGTCTTCGTGAACTGGCAAGTCAGCTGGTACCAAACGGTGGTATTACTTACGTCCGTGACGAAAACGACCAAATTGTTGAACGTACCAAGTCAGAAAATCCTGACTGGTTCAAAGACAAAGGTTGGTCAATTGCTATCGTAAACAACGCTGTTGAAGCAGCATTGAGCAATAACCCAAATAAAGTTTTGGGCGCACGGCAGCAACTAATCATTGAAACAATGCTGAATGAGTTGTCAGAGCAGCGTACATTTCAAGGACCGGGACAGCCATACAATAATATGGCTGAACTTATGGCTGCTCAGCGAGCAGCTAGAGCAGTGTCTGAACAGCAAAACAACCAGACTGAAACAGATTTTACTGATGAAGGTCTGGGTACGCCTATAGAACCTGTTCCAGAAGCTCCTACAGACATTCCTGACGAGCTATTGGAAGCTCCCCCTATCGATGAGCCACCTCCGAACTTTGAAGAGTTTGCAGAAGAGCTCACGGGGCCTCCCATTGAAGACGTACCGTTTACTGATGACTTCGTGCCTGAAGACAATCAGGCTGTAGAAGTTGATGCAGACGGTAATCTTATATTTGAAGCTGATGAGGCTTACAGTATTGACCGTCCGGTTACCGATGAAGAGATTGCCTCACTGGAAGCAACCCTCGATCTCATCACGGAAGAAGAGGGTGCTCCTTCAGCTACCCAGGCAATTCTGGAGCGAGGCTCCGATATTGCAAGCCAAAATCCTGAGTCTGCTAACAAAATGGCAGGCCGTAGCAAAGCTACTCCGATCCAGGAAATCATTGAAGTAACTAGAAACAAGCTCCGTGAATGGAAATTGCCGAGCCAGATTGCTGAAGCTTTCAAAGCCCGCTTTGAACGGACTACCAGTCTCTTTGCTGCATCAGAAAACTTTCTCCCTTTACTGCTCAACAAAAGAGCACGGGAAAAGATGGCTGAGAAACTGGGCATGTCCAACAGAGAAAAACAAGGACTGCACAAGCTTGCAACATTCACTGACACGTTCGTAGCGAGTCTGGATAAACTCCGCCTCAAGTGGGGAGAGACTGAAGGACAGTCTGCTACCAATAATGATCTGTGGGCAAACAAAGCAGGTAAGTTTGCTGCTGAGAAGCTTCGTGAATACGGACTCCAGTACTTTTATAACTCTGAAGGAGAACTGGATGGAAACGTAGCTGCAGCTATGGCTGCTGTAGGCTTTCAGTGGTTAGCTACTCGTGGTGCTGACAGCATGTCCAATGACGAGAAAGCAATCAACGATATACTTTCTCGTGATGAGGATGAAGAAATCAGCAATGAAGAGTGGGCAGCGTTTGGTCGAGGTACTCCTCGAGCAACTGTTGTACAAACACTTGGTAAGCAGGTTCTCCGTACTCTCAACCTCGAGTTGACTAAAGACCCAAACATTGACCGTGCATTTGCCGAACGTATGGAAGTGTCCATCGGCAATATGATTCTAGCCAACATGGTTCAAATGGAAGTTGCTGAGCAAGTAGAGGTTTCAACCGAGTTTATGGCCGGAGCCTCTCTGAAGTCTGTCTACGAATACCTGGAGCAAAGTGATCCAGAAGGTAACGTTGACGAGGAATATTTCAAAGAACTCTACGAAGATAAGCAAGAGCTGTTGAAACAACAATTTGGTATCGACGCAAAGACCTCGACCATGAATATGGTCATGGCTAAAAGCTCTGAAACTGACCCAGCAATTGCTTCAGAAGAGGTTTACAACATCAAAGAAAACTACCAGGAGTTTCAGGATACGTTCGAAAAGATTTTCAACATGCCTGTAAAACAGCGTCCTCCGCTGTTCAAGGAACCGACTGAAGATCAGATCAGCAAGCGGTACAACAAAAAGCCGAACAGCATTCCCAAGAAACTTTTTGACCGCTTGGTCAAGCAGTCTAAACGTCAGTACTTTGCTGCCCAGCGGACTATTGACAGTTTGGATCGCTTTGAAGACGACGAAATCTACGAAAATATTCTGGGGGCTCCGAGCAAAGAAGACGTAGACAATGCTCAAGTAAATCGTCAAGCAAGTACCAAATCCAAGCGTGAGCAGGTGGTCCGTTCAGTTGACGGTCTTCGTAAGACGGCAACGTTGGCCGCTGGTCGGGCTATGTACTTTATCCATTCTGTGACCTCCTCAGGCCGCATGAATATGGATAGCAATACGATCAACCCACAGAACAACACTATCCATCGCTTCCTGTTCCGTCAGAAAGAGTGGGAAGTGAATGTGCCTATCGGTGCTACCGATGCAGCTGGACGTGAACGTCAGAAAATGTTTCTACTGACTGTCGGTCTTGGATTCGACATCGACTTTTCTAAGCAGAGCACGGAAGAAACGCTTCGGCTTATTAACGAAAAGTACCAAAAGCTCGTAGAGAACGGAACTATCGATGGGATGAATTCCGCAGATCTTACCAATACTCAAAAAGAGCTAATTTATGAGGCGGTTGGATCGCACGGAATGCATGCCTACGCAGCACTGGAAGCTCTAGCAGCTTGGCATAAAGCTAAAGCAGACGGACAGTCAGAATTCCTAAGTGACCTGCCTATCGAGATCGATGGTAAAACCAACGGGTTTTCTGCTGGTTTGTTGCAGACTCCTGCTGGGTCTGAACTGCTGAAGTTCCTCGCAGCTACAGGTGTGTACGCAGGACAGGTAGACGAGAACGGTAATCCGATCACGAATTACCCTCAGTGGAAGCAAGGAGAAAACAGCCTCGACAACTACGAAAGTGTTGGAGAAACTTCCGGTAACACGCTTAAAGATTTGAGCCAGGGAAATCGTCTCAGTGTCGAAGAAGACGTAGACCCCCCCGTAGAAAACACGGAAAAGAAACCGTTTGCCAAACAAGAGCGAGAAGTACGCCACAGCTTGAGAGATGTAAACGGAATCAATCTTGTTAATGATTTTGGATTGCTCCAAAAAATCCAAGAGCTGACTAATACCAAAGGCCGTAAATTTGCCAAAGGTCCATTGACTGTTTTTTCTTACATGGGTGGGATTGACGGTATCAAAGAATCTATTGCCAACACTGCAATGGACAATCTTTGGGAACGTCTCGAGAAAGTCAAAACGTGGGAAGACTTTGTTACGATTCAGAACCAGATTGCTGACATCGTTAACAACACAATCAACAAGGCTCAACTTGCTGCAGACTCTCCTCTGTACGAGAAGATTGCAAGTGAGCCCATGATGCCTAAGATGACCCTTGCCCAAGCACAGAAGCTTAACGCACAACCGACTGAATATGCTCAAAACTACACGCTGTCTCCGGGACGTAGAGATGCTCTGAAACTTGCATACAAAGAAACGTATGGCTATGCAGCACACGTTGCTCTAAACGAAAAAGTAGAAGACTTGAAAGAAGTTCGTTCTGCTGTAACTGAAACGTATCAGGCAGCTAACAATCTCTTCCTTGCAATGTGGAGGACTCGGATTGAAGGACTTAAGCAAAAGAACACTACGGGACAAGTGAGTGACGCTGAACGTAGACAGCTGCTTCAACAAATGATCAAAGAGAGACAGGTTCCTTTTATTCGGAGCCCGCTGTCTGAAACTCAGCTGGATGCTTTGACAATTACTGATGATGGTCTGGAGTATCTGGGTGGAACTGATGACTCACGTTTTAAAGGATCAGCGTTCTTTAATCAGCCTACTCAAACCAACACTGAGTCTATTGATACTGATGGGTCAATCGTAGAAAGCAAACCTCAGGCTAAATCTGGTAACCGTCTACGTGGGTTTGAGCCGGGTAGAAGCGTAGGAGTGAGAGCCATTGTGCAGGCTGTTCACTCTACGGATGGCACTGTAATGTCAAAGATAGTTGCAGAACATCCAGTACTGGGTGTGCATGATGCTGTAGTTGGAAACTTTGAAAACATCTTACAGATTGCACAAGAAGCAAACCAAGAGTTTTTTGAGATAATGCGAGATTACGATCTTGTGCAGGAAGCCTGGACCGCAGCAGAAATTATGCTGACAGCGTTGGATAAAACGCAGATTGGTGTGCAGCCGGAGGTTCAAGCAGCAGCAGTCGCACTACAAAAAGTTATGTTTGTGGGCAAAGAAAATACAGCTTCCTTTGAGCAGCTTGTGATCAGGAACCGCAGATACAGAGAAAATCTGTTTAGCCGGATCACCGCAGTAAACCAATTTGCGATTGAAGGCGGAGAGTATTTGACAAATGGTCAACCTACGCCTGTATCCGCCGAAAGTGCAGAGACCTCTCGACTGATTGACGAGATGCTTGCTCGAGGAGCAAACAAATCTCGAATAATTGTTGGAACGTGGCTTGCTGAGTCTCACACGGTAGGAGATTTTGTAGAGCTCTTCAGAGGCTTTGTGAACTCCCAGGAGCCCGGAAATGTCCGAGATCAGGGGTTGGCCTTCCTGGAAGATTTGAGGGCGGTAGACGGCTCTGTACGAGCTCTCCCCAGCAATAATATCCAAGGGAACGTACTGGTCGAGAATGGAATCCTGTATTACAGCACTCGTCCGACGAAAACGTTTATTCCGGACATGCTGGAAGCCTTGAATGAAATGCAGGAAACTCCTGCTGAAACAGTGCCGGATCTGAATCTGGAAGACGACACCGATACGACGACTCACGAACAGCTGACGCTTGGTCTTGGTTCTAGCAACAGCACTATGGAAACCAACAAGTGGGTCAACAGACTTGAAGAATCTTTGACTGCTGACAACTTAAAAACGGTACTTAAAGGTATCCGTAGCATGGAAGCAGGTAAGCTCAGTGACGCTGGCAAAGCAATGTTGGAAGAACTGGTTAACACGTTCATTCTGCCTACGCTTACTGAAGCTGACAGAGTGAAGCTGAAGCTTGGCACTAATCCTGATGCTCGAGCCAACAATGGACTCGAAGTAAACGGGACTGTGTATGTGGAAGCAGCTGGTGCTGTGAACTCCAGTAACGTAGACATGAGCCTTGAAGAAGTTACGGTACATGAAGTAATGCATGCCATTACTCGCCATGTACTTAATGATTCTCCTGAACTACAACAGCGTACTCAGCAACTGTTTAACATTGCTCTGGATGCTCTGGAGCAAAAATTTGATGGCAAAGGGTGGAAGGCATTTCTCACTGATCCAAACTCTTATAACAAGGCAGAAGAAGCAGCAGCAAAAGCTCGTTGGGACTATCTGTTTAAAAACACGAACCAGCAAGTTGGTAGAGAAGGCGAACAAGCTCCTAGATACTTGCATGAATTCCTCGCACTAGCTACGACGAACCCAGCGTTTAACGAAGCACTGAGTGGAGTTACTTGGGAAGCTACGCCTGACCGAATCTGGACTGGTGATTTGGTTGAGTCAATTGCTAACCTGGTTTCCATGGTATTCCATCATGCTCGCAAGATGCTGACTGGAGTGGACATCAACAAAGAGATGAACACTGAAGTGGCTGAACTTCTAAAAGACATCACAAAACTCCGAGCTCAGCAACAGCATCGCTTAAAATGGTTGTCTGACACTATACAGAATCTTGGTGATAAGTCTGATGACTTTGTACTGGGAATTGCAGAAAACATGACCAAAGCTCTTCGTAAATGGGGAGAGGGTAAAGAGTCTCCTAAGCTGGATAGTGATGGTAGGAATCGACTGCAGCGTACTGTACAAGCTCTGAAAAAAGCTGGTATTGACGGTGCTCAAGCTGACATTGATTCAGTGAGAGCAGTACTGGCTGACTACTTTGAAGATGTAAACCAAAACAACTGGTTCTTTGAAATTCTATCTGAAGTATTGCCGTACCCAGAGAAAAACAAATCCTGGATTAAGATGCTTCGTCGTTCAGTAGTTGCTATCGACATGGCACGACAGCAAGCTAACGAGCACACTCGTGACACACTGTTGAAAGCTTTTGATCCCAAGGTGAAGCTGGTAGAAAACCAGAGAGAAGCAGTTACTTACGCAATCCTGAAAACGGATCTTGGCGCTTTGTTCCGTAATCCAACCATTACGTACCCGGCGCTGCTGGAGCTCCTCAAGAGCGGAAGCAGCAGACGGGCAATGAGAACAAAGCTCCGAAATGATCTTAGAGCAATGCTTCCTCAAGGACGAGATGGAGACGTTATCTATGAATACTTTTTGAAGCGAGCAGAAGGGTTGGGCCACCTGATGATTCACGGTATCCCGAAATTGCCTAACCAAGAACAAAATGCTCTGCAGATCGCTTCGCAGGTATCATTGGATTCTCGAGACAGAGTAGACATTGGGGACGTTAACGATGACCTCGTGGCTGTATTGGATCAATTGGCTAGTCTTGATGCGATCAGCTCACAAGCATCGAAAGACCCCAAAATGCTAGACATGGGTGTCCGAGTGCTTGAGCATGAGATGAACCGTAACACTGACACTAACGGATTCACTGAACTGGTGAACCTGTCTATTGCTCATGTAGACAACTCAAAAGAGAAGCTGTTTGATAACAACCCTATGCAAATGGTTAAGGGTTACATGTACGAAGTGTACGACGACAACATCGACATGGAAATTAACTTCGATGATGACGCTACCAACATAATGATGGAAGCCAAAGGCTATAAGCGTGTTGAGTCTCTGCCTCAAGAACCTAACGACACCTCACAGCCTAAAGCTATGTACGTTTCTCTTGCTGGTTTGGCTACTTATCAGAAGTCGGTAATTTCCTTGACCAACCCAAGGAAACGAGGACAGAGCCTGTTGGATTCTTACAACGTAGGCATGGACGAGCAGGGCAGAAAAATGTCAAAAGTGCTGGCACGTCGAGCACTTGATGAAACGAAAAAAAGGCATGCTCGTAATGCTCGTGCAGTAAAGAACGGTCAGCCTATGGACGGTGACATCTTTATGCTGCCTATCTTCGACGACAAAGGTAACGTGGCTGATTACCGTTACGTAATGAGCGAAGACACGAAAAAAGGAATCCTGAAAAAGAGGGATACTTTTGATGAAGTGTTCCCGCGTATGGTTGCTGCTATCGGTGACCGCAGAGCTACCCGAGACATCAACAGTCAAGTTGTAGAAATGCTTAAAGATGAGTGGGTACGCTTTGGTAAACCTGACGACAACGGCGTACCTCCTACAAAAACTGTGTTCATCAGCATTAGCCCGAACTCGCAAGATGAACGAGCCAGGGAAATGTGGGCCTTGCTTCCAGATGAAACAAAGCGAGCAGCAGAACAAGAGTTTGGAAGAAAAGAACTGCGGGTACGTAGTGATGCAGTGAACCTCATCTTTGGTTTCCGCAAGCTTGCAATATCCAATAACGAATTTCTGGGACGCTCAGCACCTGCTGTCAAAGTTGCTGAAACAGTGTGGCAAGAAGCTGTAAGCTTTCTCCGCTACAGCGTTGCAATCACTACACCTGCTGTTGTGGTTGGTAACATTGTATCTAACATGGCTGTATTGCTGACGGAGGGCATTCCTCCCAGTTACATCTACAAGCACTCCTTCACGGCAGTTAAGTCTCTGCGGAAGTACCAACGAGAAGTAAAAGAGTCTGATCACCTGAAGCGGCGGATTGAAAGTGAAAGGGTACGTGGAAGAGACACTTCCAAGATGGAAGCTCAGTTGGCAAGGTTGCAAGCTAACCTGCGAGCTAACCCCGTAGATCAGCTGGTACAGGAAGGACTGTTTACCTCTATCGTAGAAGACCTTGGATATGATCAGCAGAGAACGTCTACCAAGTTGCTCAACAAAGCAATGAACAAGGTGAGCAATACGACAGGACTAAATGCAGTTACCACTGTAGGAAAAGAACTGTTCATGGTTCCTGGTTCACAGACAGGTAATGCTGCACTGGTAGCAACTCAGATGGGTGACTTCACTGCCCGGTATGTCAAGATGAAATACGACATCGAAGAAAAGGGAGTCAGCAGAGATGATGCTATTAATGATGCTCTGCAAAAGTTCATCTACTACAACATGCCTCAGAACAAGTACCTTCAGTGGATGAACGACAATGGCTTCATGATGTTCACTAAGTTCTTCCTAAGAATTCAGCCTGTAGCTATAAAACTATTCGCTGATAACCCTGCTCGAGCAATGACAGTACTAGCAGCCCAACGTGGTGTGTTGTCTAATATCGACAGTGTGTGGGGTGAAAACACTGCAAATTATGCTTTCATGAACGGAGCTACTAGGAAATTTGAGCCAACTCCTTGGCAGCACTTCACAGGTGACGGGAAATCAGACAGCATCCTGCGACCTGCTCTATTGGATTGGCTCTCAGTGTTTGGAATTGGAGATTAAAAATGACGAGCATTGTACTTACTAAAACTCAGCTGGCTGACATCGAACGCCAGCTTCAGGGAGGGGAACCTCCGGTTGATCCTGGGGCTCCTGTAAGTGCTCCTACAATTGTCGTTCCTCCTACTCCTCCGGGAGCAGATGTAACGTACACGTTTGAATCACAATTCCAATTGCCTTGGCTAACTCACGGTAAAGGCTACCATGCGATCCTGGACGATCTGGATAACAACAGTACCTGGAAAGTTCGTATTTTTCGTAAAAATGATTTTGTAGTGTTTGGTGAAACTAAGTGGGGAACTCAGTCAAGACTTCGACTGGGCCAACTTGGTGCAGAAAAAGCTAGGTGGAATCGCCCTGCGTATGCTGACATCACAGCAAAACTGAATGCTTTGCAAAATGTGGCAGACAACGACCTCATGTGGTTTCCAGAACGTATCCGGTATGAGGCTGTCTATGATCAGCCCTGGGACGTAGGTGAATATATCTTTGAAGTAGTAGACGGAAGAGGGCAAGTGCTCAACATTGAGTTTGAGCAGCTTGCCTCCCCCTATCCTGCTGGAGTTACCTGGTATAGTGCTCAAGCAGGTCCAGTACGTCGAGTGTATTGCGGTTACAACGTGGTTTAATCTTGAACGATTGATTCAAGAAAATTTAAAACTTTATCGTGTAAATAATCCACCTGAAGAGGACCAACTTCAAATTTAAAAGTTAAGCCTTCTTCCATAAACAGACGTTGATGAACTAGAACTTTAAGAGAACCGTACGCAATGTCCGGAGGGTACATAAATTGACAAGTAAATCCATGAGTGTCTAGAAGGTGCTCTACAGACTCAAGCAACATTTGGTTATGTTTTGAATACTCAATCATCAGGGTTACTCTCTTCAATCATGCGTTCGAGACAATCCAGAGCTTCCTGATTGTTCTGGAGCTTCTGAGAGCCCGTATCAGGCCGTTTTTCTGCATAAGGGTCTCGTACTGTGTGTTGAATAGCTTTAGGACGCTCAGGAGCTTCTGAGGCCGTCTCAGGCTTACGTTCGACATAAGAGCCATCAGGATAAACAGTAATCCAGTGGCTTTTGCCATTAATCCAAACTTCTTTGTATTCTTGTCCTGCTGCTTCCCAGGCAGCACAAGTAAGAATAACTGTCATTAAGACAAGAAAAATTCTCTTTTCAATTTTGTTCATTTTATTTCTCCAATAAAAAACCCCCTCAAAAGAGGGGGTGTGGTTACGCACCCAGTTTTGCAAGGACCGGCTTACTTTTTACGCTTTTTCTTTTCACCAACTACTTCAATGCTCTTGTCGTACCCAGCCAGTTGAGCATCCAATTGTGCGTCAAGTTGTGCTTGTCTATTTTGGATTGCTCGTCCTGCCATTGCAGCACCCCCTGATCCAAGCATGCCGGGGGTAGGTTTTTTGTGTGACTTCTTTTTCTTGGCTTTAGCCATCGATCTTTCCTCATCAATAATTGAGATCCAATACTATCATTGGATCGTTGATGGCTGCAGGGTGTCTCGGAAGATGCGACACTTTTTCTTTAGAACGTAGCTCTTGTTCTACTTTCCTACGGCGAGAACGTTCGTACTCGACCTCTGCTGCAAGCTCTTCAATTTTCTGTAATGCCTTTTGAAAGTTAGTCATCTCACACCCCGCTGGGCCTTTGATATGCAGAGTGTACGACAGAAGTAGTAGTTAAATCAACTTGTACGAACAAAAGTTCGTCTATGGGATTTCCATGATAAGTAGTTGAACAACAGTAATATCTTCAGCAGCTTGCTCTCGAGCAGCTTTATCCTTGTGCTGATTAATTGCAGTTTGTCGATCCATCTCTGCGTGTTTTTGGGTATGTCGAATGCAGTTTGTTGAAATGCCTGACGGCCCTTTAATGCCCCAGGCTGTTTTTGAATCACTCACTAAACTTTCCTTTTGGTTTTTACGATAGGATTAAGAAGATGATTATATTCATCTATAAGTTTATCCATATCGCTAACCAAAATTTCTTTGTAAATAGTTGGAGGATAAGAATCAGGTATAGGTTCCATACCACGTATTCTGTTGACAAGTCTCAAAATAAACTCAGATCTGAGTTGAACAGTTTTTTTCCATTCATCAACTTCTTTCTCAAGATTGTCAATGTGGTGAAGTAATACTTTAGTGTCACTCATAATCTATTTCCGCAATATCGATTAACTGAGCAAACGGGTCATCAAACGAATGCCAGTTGTCATACAGGTAGTGTATGTCAGTTTGTAATTCAGCCAGTTTGGCCTTCAGTTCAGCTATGCGCTTAGCGTCAGGTGATTCCCAGCCAAGTGTTTTGAGATACGCAAACAAAGTTTCTGCGTACTCAACAATACCTTCCTTGCGTCTAGGCAGCTTACTCATCGTCGTTCTCCAGCGCAGTCCATAGAGATTCGTCGTAGCAGGCAATACAATCTTCATTCTGGAGACAATCACATTCAGGCCGTTTTTCGTAACCACCGTCTATTACTTCGCCAACTCGTTTTACCTTCATGGCGAATTTGTACTTCTCCCCCTCTAACCTAGTCACACGGGCTTTTAGCCTCTGA